GTAGGTTCCCACAAATCTTTTCTCATGTTCGGAATGCCGTCAACGACTTCCCGAACTAGAACATTAGAACCTACTATGCTAATATTGGTATAGAACCTAGAATTCATTGTTGTCCTCGAACAAGTTACAAAACATCAAAAGCACAATCATGTGTTGGATGATGCTTAACGACTTGGTATTTGTCAAAATCTGGAATATCCACATAACCGCCTTTAGAGGTTTCACTGTAGATTAAATCTATAGCAGTGCGAACATCTCTATAGCAATTATACGGTATAAATGGATCAACTCCAAATGTTCTCTGCAATGATTCTAAAATTAGTTGGTCTAGACTACCACGCGTCCAGATCGGCAGTTCTTTGTGGTTTGGAAATGATAACCAGAACTTCTTCAGTTTCTGCAATCCAGGAATTGCCAGCATGTCAAGTTCTTTGTTAGGAATAAAGGATGCTTTCTTTTGAACATCACCTTGCTTCTCCCACCAATCCAATGTGCCACTATTAATTGAGCGTGGTTTGTATTCTGAATTAACTTGTTCTTTTGCGTTGAACTTAACAAATATGCTTTCATTAAGCAAATATGAATAGGCTTCATCATTATTTTCCGGAAGAACTTCTGGATCACAATAAACCATAGCAAGTGATAGACAAACCGAATTAGACTCAATACCTAAAGTCTCAACGTCAAAGACAAAAAAACCACTCATAGATTACTCCTCAATATCATTCATTATAAAGTGTTTTGGGTTGGTACCCAAATAATTATTCGAAGTGCTTACCCATCACGCACTCATCAATAAATACTCGCGCGTGGTCTTCATCTGTAAAATATCGCATTAGAAATTGGCTTTCGGGACCGAAACCAAAAACCATTATCTGTTCTTGGTTATAGACTGAAGCACGAAAGGTCCATTCAACTGTTTTGATGAGTGGAAAGATTCTAAGATTGTGCTGCATGTTGAAAGGGGCTTGCGCCCCTTGTATTAAATGTCCGATTCTTCGTTTAACAATTGAGGATGGTACTCCGCTTTAGGAGCCTCAATATTTATACGGATCGGTTTCTTCTCTTCTGGAATATTATGTTCCAGGAAGATCTTCAACAGTCCGTTTACAAACGTCGAACTAGAAACACGCACATCTTCTTTAATCCAGAACTTACGCATCCAATGCTTGTTAGTCAGTCCTTGATGGATAAACGAATCCGCGGATTCTGTTTTCTCGGGTGCACATTTGATTACTAATTGCTCACCCTCAACTGTAACCTCAAAGTCACCCAGACTATAGCCAGCGGCAGCTAATTCGATAACATAATTGTTTTCGTTTAGCTTACGGATATTGTATGGTGGGAATGCGATTTTTGTTTGTTGGGAAAGTGTTTCCATCAACGTTTGACGTGTGCGAGCAATGTCTCCAAAACCCACCGCGAAACGGTCCCAACCAAAGTCTGTATTTGCGAATTGCATAGTTTTCTCCTTATAATTAGACTTTCGTCCTAATTTAAATTAAGTGCCCCTTACGGCAGCACTATCCAGGATCCTCTCCTGAATTACTTTGGCTTGCGCTCACTGCGCATAGCGTACTTTGATTGCAAGTTCCAATTTTTCTTTTCCTTATACGACACCACTTTGATTGCACTTAGTGGTACTCGCATAACAGTGTATTCATCCGTCTTTACAACGGAACACAATCCCCATTGTTCTAGAAGAGCCGCGATTGTGTTTCTGCGCGAAATGTCTTCATGGGAGATATCCGATGGACGACCATCAAGCTGAAACAATTCTTTAAACATCGCGCAATAGTATTTACCACGCTTGTGAAGAATATGACATGTTTGATAGAGCGTATCGTCTCTCTTGCTTGCTACTCCGATACGGGTTAGCGTTTCTTTAATTTTCAGAAAGTCATCTGGAGTTAATAGCTCAATTTCCAATAGTGATTCTGCTGACCATGGATATAAGTCAAGTTCGTTTTTTGTTATCATTTCCCACCACGAGTTGTCATTTCTTTCAGAGTATTTAGTGAATCTGAATCTAACAGCTTGTGGAAGGAAAGTGCTCTTTGGCGATTAACCTTGTAAGTTTCCATGATCAATGTAATCATGTCATCTTTTTCCGGCTTGTGCCACTTAGCGAAACGCTTTTTCTTAGGATTGATAGCGATGCGGTAAAAGTCGTATTGCCACTTTTTGGGGATAGTAGTCATACGATTCATCTCATTCGCAATCATCACGGTGTCATGATGAAGGCTAAATGCGCGATTAACCATGAAGGAATTGTAGTCTTTTTCGTCTAACTCATCCCAATTGTCATTTTTGGACGTTGACAGTTGCCCAATTATTTCAAATGGGTTCGCCATTATCGTCTACCACAATGTACATAAGGACTTGACCATCTTCCATGTCTGCGCGGCAGCGTTCTTTACCTTCATCAATTGTGCGTGTCTGAAACAAGAACTTGTTCTTCTCCAGATTATAGAACAAATAAGCACCGTCAGTTACAACAATTTCAATGTTAATACATTTGCTTTTCTGCTCACGTTGCTTTGTGTTGTATCCAGAGATAACGCCGCGCCAGTAAAAGAAGCCACAGATCGCCATCCAGAACAAAAATGCTCCGAGATTGTCTAATTCAAGCCAGTTCATACCCACTCCGCTTCTGCAGCAAATACTGCAAGGCAAGCTGTAATCAAGAGCTCAGTATCAGCAACTTGACTGCATTTATATAGATAGTCACCCAGAGTAACAACAATAGAGGGGAGACATCTTGGGGAAAGTAGTGGTGTAGTTTTTTCATATAAGCCTTTAAAAATATGTAAAGGTTCGATGTCTGAATTTGTTCCAACCCACTTACGCATGTCAGTAAAGTTTTTTGCCTTCAGAGCAACGACCAATTCGTTTAATTGAGCGTCAACCTGATTCACTAAAATACCAGAATCAATCTTGCCGCTTGAACTGTAACTTTGCAGCGCATTCAATGTGCTACGGAAGTCAGGATAGAACTTTTTAACCAACTCAGCGATGACTGGTTTGTCGTACTCAACACCTTCACTATCCAAGATGGTGAGAATACGTTTGAAGAAATGCGCTTGTAGTTTCGGCGCTTCTTCTTTGCTTACCTTAAAATCAATAACAAAACAACGGCTATGGATTGCGTCCATTACCTTGTTCTTAAAATTACAAGTAAAGATAAATCGTGTATTAGGAAATTGTTCAATAACGCCACGCAACGATTGTTGCTGGGCTGCTGATGCTCCGTCAAACTCATCAAGTAAGACAATCTTAATTCCATCGCCAAACGAAACAGATGATGCGAACTGAATTACATTCATCCGAACTGCGTCAATACCTTCAAGCGAAGCATTAATGTACATCAAGTCGGCGCCCAACTCATTAGCGATGACTCGTGCTAAAGTCGTCTTTCCTGTGCCTGCAGATCCAGTGAATAGGAAATGCGGGATGTTTCCGTTATCAATTAGATCCTGGATTGTTTTCTTTGTACCGTCTGGAAGAATTGCATCAGCCAGTTTGACTGGGCGATACTTCTCAGCCCACACGAGATTGTTCAATTTGTCGTTTTCAATCATGGATTGCTTTCATAATGTAGATGTCTTATTGTAATAGGAATTACAACGAAACAAAATAAAGTAAGAGGTTGATTTGGTTATATAGTCCAACCTCTAAAACACTACACTCTCGGTTTAGGCAACCAGAGAGAATCTTTCGTCGTTTGCATTTACTGCGATTTAGGTTTTACGTCCACTTTGACGATCTCTATAATTGTTTCCCTGCGCTGTCGAAACTATGGCTGGCCCATCAAAAACATTTGAGTTGCTTTTGGTGGACCAGGGCGGTACTGCCCCGCCTTCCAACACATATACGCAATTACAGTTGCTAATTAAATAGCGGATTCTTTATTTAGTTTCTTTGAATGGAAATTCAATCCTGGATTGACTAACTTCTTTCCTTGACCTAATTTCCACCCATCGGGCTGTTCGTTTTCCATAAAACAACCGCGCTTAGTCATATTGTCTGGATTATAGTACCAACGAGTTCCTTTAGTTCCTGCAGGATTTCTATTACCACCATTATCTAATTTCATTCCTTTGCGACTTTTTCTCGGTACTGTATGAGCTTTTTTACCAGCTTCATGTAACATTTGCTTGATGATTTCTTCACGGTTAATCATCTTAGCTAATCCCATCCACGCTAACCTATCTTGCCAACGTCCATGCTGTTCAAACAAAACGCGATGTGCTTCTGCATGTTCTTCAATTGAAAGCTCTATCAAATTTTCTAGATTATCAGTTCCGCCGGCGTGTTTTGGTATGATGTGGTGTTTATGTTTCATTGTATCGATCCTATGTTTTATTTATAGGATCGATACCTTAACATCATATGATTGTAGTTTTATCAGGTTGCACAGGACGATAAGCCTGTGCAACAATAGGAGAGCTGATTCGAATCGTACTTCCATCTTTACAAGTCACTTCGTGCGGTGTAAAAGGTGGCCATGTTGTTGGACCCGCAGGTACAAAACCCGGCGGATAATACCCTGGACCAATTGGAGTCATTCGTTCCACATTTGGTTTCATATTGTAAACCAATTGGCGGAGCGTTGCTATTTCCCGCTCTAGTGCTGTTACACGGCTGTCGAGAGTATGTTGTGCTAATGTGTTCATATAAATCCTTTGGTGCGGCGTCTGGGAGTCGAACCCAATATCGGTGAATTATGAGTTCACTGCTTTTACCAATAAGCTACCGCCGCAGTGGGCTCCTCTATAACTGCACATCCTGAGAAGGAATTTATCGTCTTTGACAGCAGTTTATTAAGATTCAGCGGGATGTCTCGGTTACTAACCCGCTTAGAGCCTACTATATTTAGCCGTTCAGTTGTTGCTTACCGTCAGACTTTGTAGATTCATCAGTAGAATCAGCCAGCTTAACTATATCCTTAACCTGCTTCATTGCGTTGTTCAAAGATGTGTGTACATGTACACTATCTTGTTCACGAACAATATAACCGCCGTTTACAGCGGCGATAATTACAATTTTTTCTTCCATGATATTTCCTTAAAGTTCAGAGGTAGATTCTAGTGCAACGTAAACAGTCATCTTGTCATCAACGCTAGTAAAGCGGCTAATCTTCTTAGATGAGATCGACACCTTATAGTCCTGTGACATCAACTTCAAGTTTTCAATCTTCAAGTTAGCTGTAAACTCTTTGTCGGTTGTACTGAGCTCCAAGTTATACGAGTTTGCTGTTGCGTTCTTCAAATCACCGATAACGATCGACAAGGTGCCGTCCTTACCAACAACCGAGACGTCAACTGCGCGCAATACGCTTGCCATCTTCTGGATAGTCGACAATTGTTGAGCTGACAGATCAAACTCAATATCGCTTGCCGGAAATACAACCTTCTTCTGTGGTACAGTCAATACAGATTCATCAGCTGCATAGAACTTAACACTAGATCCACCTTCCTTAAAGACAACGTATTTGTCCTTAAATTCCAGTTCAGGTTCGTTAAACGCACTAATGATTCCCAGGAACTCATTAGTGTCGTAGATACCAAACTGCTTTGGAAATGTCTCTGCTACAGTTGCTGAAGCAATAACGTTCTTCTGTACGTTGATTGTATTTAGTACGTTACCTTCTTTGATCAACAAATTTTGGTTGATGCTGGCGAAGTTACGCAATACCGCCATTGTGTCTTTGGAAATTCTCATAGTTTTTCTCGGTTACGAATCATCTTATCAACGATATCGCCTAATGTTTCGTTCTTCTTGTTTCCGTAAATGAACACGTTCAATTCCGGATTCCATTTCATTGGACTAGTGTACTTAGGTTGTGGTTTCATATCTTCAGCGTCAAAGTTTTCTTCCAACCACTTATGTAGTCTAGCGACTGAAACATCATCCCAAGAGAGTTGTTCAGCACCAACTTCATCCGGAGGATCTATATCTCCGTCAACAATGCCTGTTGGAAATGGCCATGATGTATTCTTTGGCAATTCAACTTTAGCGCAAGGATTAGATTCAATCTCTTCCTCTGCTTCCAGATCAGCAATAAACATCAAGCAACACAGAGCATGAGCCATATGCGGCAATCCAGTTTCCTGATCTTTCTTCTCACCCGTCATATACGCTGTAATATGACGCAGTGCAGCATCTAGATAACGCTCAGGACCGTTCTCTACATGCTTCCAATTATTTGGCAAATACTTCTTTGCACCAAATGTCAGCACATCCGAAACAAGACAAAGCGCACGTGGTGGCAAAAGCCCCATGCGTGCTTTCTCTTGGTCGAATTTCATCCCTAGAGTTTTCGTCATGGGTATTTTACTTAGGAAGTAAAACCAGCGGCTTGCATTACTTGTGTTGGAGTACCAATACGATACTTTGTCACAATAGTGCCGTCGCGCAAGGTACGTTTGTTGCCATAAACTGCAACAAACTCGCGCTCACGTAGGTTACGAACTGCTGTGTACGGATTAGCAAACCCCATTGCGGAGATTTGTGTCGCAGTTAGTTCTTTACCGGAACGGAGAGTCTTTAACAGTTTTGCTTGCTTTGTAATTGTCGTCATAATTATGCCTTCATCAGTGGGATTGAAAATTGAAATAGATTACCACTATTATACTACTCCAAATTCTTTTAGCTCTTTGACATAGTCCGGATAAAACTCATGTGTCGTATCTGGATCAATCTGCGGAACTGATTCTGCTTGCGTTGGCAATTGGTAAACGCCACGATCAATTGCATTGTTCGTGATCAACCAAATAGGCCAGCCCGTTTTATATTTCTTATCTTCCTTCCGGAGTTCTAAGAAATGTTTATGAGCCGTAACTAATTGGGCATGTGTTATTCTACCCGATATATACGTTTCTGCAAAATAATATTCAATCAACGCCAGCCATTTGGCTTGGGCTGGCGTCATCTTTTCGAAGGTAATCATGCTTCGATTTCGTAGTTTTCGAGAATGTAGTTGAATGCTTCATTCTTTTTAGTGTTACCAGTACCCCAGAATGTAGAGTTCAGGATACGGTTTGGGTTACGTCCAACGTGATGATCATGATACTCAGTGACTGCGTTCAACAGTCCCCAAGCAGTTTGTCCTGCCATATCGGAACCCATTGCACCACCTAGGTACAGATTGTGAACATCATTTGCCATTGCTACTTCTGCCTTTGTTGGGTCAGCTGCATCATTTGCAAACAGTGTTAACAGGTCCGCGTATGCGTCCTTAACTGTAACCTTCTTAGACTTCATCTCCAACAGTTGACGTTGGAACTTGTCCCAAGACGATTCAAACAAACCAAGTTCGTTCTTAACATTGTTAGGATTGAACGTAGAACGGTGATTAGTTGCTACGCGAGATTTGCGTTGGTCACCAACTGCGACGCTTAATGTGTTATTACACACGACGCGAACGCTGGTAAACTGTGCTGCGGTTGCCATTGAACCGTCACACGATGTAGACAAGAGCAAATAGCCGCCTACAATGTCATTACCGCCAACTGCCACCTTTTGATTGGTGTCAGCCAGAGCCCAGAACTTCTTACCGCCGAACAATGTTCCGGCAGTAGACAGTTCCATTCCTGCATCGCTAACGAGCGAGCGGAAGAATTCCAAAACTTCCTTCGGCTGGACAGCCTTGTACTTGTCGGAAACTACAGACAGGGCTTCACGGGTGTCACTACGATACAAGACGCGCTTGCCGTCAAAGATTTGAGTTGTTGAATCTTGATCGGTGAAGTTCAACTCTGAGGAATTGATTTCCCAATCCATACCAGCTTCGCGCTGCCATACTTCAATAGGAGAACCGCGGGTCAATTCTTGGCCAAGTCCGTGCCAAATCTCGGAACGGTTACCGACAAATGCCATTTCGTCTTTGCCGGCGGTGCGTGTAATTTCGTGTGCCATAATATAAAGTCCTTCAAGTAAAACGTAAGTCTAACACAAATAATAATAAAAGTAAATCAGCTATTGAGCATCAAGCGATCGTAGTGCTCCAAGAACTCAATAACATTACGGCACATGGCTTTGAAAGCCTTTAGCTCATATTCGTTCAATTTCATTTCAGAAAGAGACTCAGCTCCTTCCATGGCACCAACACAGTCATCCAAATCGCGTTGAGTATTTTCAAAGCGGCAGTAAGACATATTAGACATTCTTATCCTTCATTCGGGCATCGTAACCCATTAAAAATAGTGACACAAGGGTGCTATGAATATCTGGATTCAATGCCACCCATTTAGCAAGTGCTTCTTCACGAGCCCTCAAATACTCGGGAGAGAATTCTTTCACATGTTCATCTTGTACTCGCATCGTTTGACCTCCTCGATATGCTCTGCCAGCACCATCTTCTCTTCCAACAGATTGCCAATATCTTCAGAAACTTGTTTTTGTACGGGAGCCTTCTTCATCTGTGCAGCCTCGAGTAGTTGACCCGCATACTTTGCGATGCGCGGCACGCCTTTTGTGTTTGGCTTTTTCCAATACGCGAGCTGCTTCTCGGACAAGCGGTTAAACTTAGCATAGAAGTTTGCCATTGACGTTCCCATGAACGCGTCTGCAGGGGTGAAGCCGCGACCATTTTGTACGCGAGTAGATTGATTAACCTGCTCATCCGCTGTCTGGCGTTCATTGAGAACCAACAAAGCACGAGCGATAGCTTTATCGTTTGTACTGAGAAGCTGGGCAATACTGTCTTTGGTAAGTGTTTGCGTCATGATGTTATTATAACACAGAAACGAATAAAAGTGAATTAGGTGATTTAGCGCATTGTCTCTTTGTGGTTCCGTTGGACTCGCTCAGCAACTAGGTCAGTTGCTTTCTTAAATCCACCACACCATGCTTCCCACATAGCTTGCTTTTTAGTCATTACAGTGTAACGGTTTTCTTCTGGATGCCAAACGGCATGAAGTTTGTGGAAGCGGACGTTGTACCATTCTTCGAATAGATCTCGTCTCATTCTTTTTCGCAATCAAAAATTTCAGTTCCAGAACACCATCCCATTATTTACTCCACGATGCTATAAACCGAGAAGTCGTTTGGCTTCTCTACATGTATGACGCGGTCATATGCCTCAGTGCTTGCATCAGCATGGCTGATAACAATCACATTCGAATCTGGGATACTAACTAGCATATCGTTAAACGCAGAACGAGCGTCCAAGTCAAAAGCGCCGTCAACAATTTCATCCAGAATTAATACGTTAGTCTTTGCGCTGTTCTTTAGTGCAGCTAGTTGACGGAATGCCATCAGGATAGCAAAGTCGATACGGCGTTTTTCACCTTCGCTGAAACTGCTATAGGAGAACACATCGCGTCCACGACTCTTGATAACTTCGTTAAAACTTTCATCCAGAGTAAAGTCCACAAAGAAATCAAACATCGCCAGGTACTTGTTAATCAGCTGATTCATAACTGGTAGGTATTCTTTTACAACCGCAGTCTTAATACCAGTGTCCTTTAGCAATTGAGCAGCAACATCCTGCAGGTGTTTCTCTTCGGACAGTTCGCCTCTACGTGCTATGATTTTCAAAGCATGTTCGCCAATTGTCTTTAGCTTCTCTTGCTCTGCTTCCACGTCATTGGTGTTTAACATGATGGATTTAATAGCATCATCAATATTTGCTATCTGTTTCTCGACTGCCTTAGCATCGCGTTGCGCTATCAGCAACAGACCCGATATGCGCTTGTGTTCTTCTAGGTACTCATACAGCACGGAACGTTCAGTTTCCAATGTTACCTTTTGGGCTTCGAGAATTACGAGGTCTAAACGATGATCCGCAATTTCTTGCTTTATCGACTCGCCGACATTGTGAACATGGTCATCAGTAACTGCCTGCATACATGTCGGACATTCATCCATTGTATGCAAAGACTTAACACGAGTATCAAGTGTATTGATACGGCGCGTCTTTGCACTGGCATTAGTACAAACAGATTCGTATTTGTCAGTATCAAAGTCTGGCTCAACTAACTGATTCAGTTCATCCTCAAGCTCGTTACGTGCGCTACTGTGTGCTGCTAAATCTAATAGCAACTGAACACGTTGTGACTCATACTCAGCGATACGTGACTTAGTGTTATCTTGCATCACACCAATCAATCTCTTTTGTGCAACTGCTTCAGTCTTTTTCAGTTCCAAGCGATGTTCGATTGTCTTAGACTCTTCGCGAGTTGCTGCAATACGGTCCTTGAGTACAGTGTTCATACGACTAAAGACTTCAATGTCCAAAATGCTTTCCACTAACTCGCGGCGTTGTGCTGCATTAAGTTGCATGAATGGAATGTAGGAAGCGGAACCCAATACAGCGATTTGCTTAAACGTGCGCTCGCTTACCTTCAGGATCTGCGATTCCAAAATGTCTTGGTAATCGCGGGCGGCTGCACTTTGTTCAACCAAGACACCGTCACGGTAGATATCAAACACGGATGGTTTCATTCCACGAACAACTTGGTACTCAATAGGTCCAATGCTGAAGAAGATCTCGACCAGCATACCAGTCCGGTTAATAGAATTGATTAACTGCGGCTTACTAATATCGCGATACGGCTTGCCATACAGCGCGTACAGGATCAAATCCATTAGAGCTGATTTGCCATGACCGTTCTTGCCACGAACCAATGTCGCTTTGTGTGTGTTTAGATCAAACTCCGTTACTGAGTTCCCATAACTCAGGAAGTTCTTACATGTTACTTTCTTGATTAAAATCATTCGGATAGAGATTCTATATAGAGACCACTCATGTAGTCTTTTAGGCGTTGTTTATCAACGGACGTTTCCAAGGCATCAATGTATTGATGAATAATACTTTGCGCATTCTCAATGTGAATTGTCCCATCCACATCAACACTATGCAAGTCTTGGAAGTTTTCAATAATGTTTAGATCATAGGGCTGTACTAGTTTAACACTGTCTATGAAGCGATCAAAATTATATAGGTCAGTCTTCTTCTCGACTACCAGTTTTACCGCTTTGCCGCGCAACGTTTCAATATCCCCATTCCAACCTTCGTTATAGACGATACGGTCAAACATGGTATTAGGATTAGGAATAAATTCAAGTTCACGAGTCTCTGTATCAAAGACGTGGAATCCTCTTGGATCGTGCATGTCAGCGAATGTGATTTCATATGGTGTTCCAACGTAACGGATTCGGTGATACTCGTCATAGCTTCTAGTGTGGTAGTGACCGCTGAGTGTCATCTCAAAGTTTCCAAATAGTGAACGTGGCAGACCACCATGTCCAGCAACGCCGCGCATCATTTCGAATCCATCAATCTCAAAGTGGCCGCATACAATGTCAACAGAAGCTATATGAGGATTGTTAAAGAAGTTGAATGTTTCTTCCTTGTTGTCATCACATATCCATGGAATCATAGCAAACTGGGTATTGTCCAGTTCCAAGATTGTTGGATGGTTAATGATAGTGATGTTATCTTTGTATTCGTTTGCAAGTAGCAACTCTGGAGTGTTTACCTTTAGTGTACTCTTGTAAAGGATATCGTGGTTTCCCAGCAACGTAGTCATATGGATTCCATGTTCCTTTAATGGATCAAACCAAACAGATTTACACGCATGGAATGCTTTGATGCTTAATGCTGTTCTGTTATCAAACAAATCACCAAGCTGGAAGATTTCCTTGATGTTATGCTCTACCAAATACGGGTAAAAGACTTCCCGGAAGAACTTGTTAAAAAAATGGCTGTAATGCCCCGACGCATTGCGAGCACCCAAGTGAGTGTCGCCCAAAACAGCAATAAGAGCCATAATTAAAAATCCTTTTTACTAAATGGGATAAAAATCATTCCATAAATCCTTCTAATGGACTAACTGGATCCGGCTTCTTCTCTTTTACTTTTGGTAAATCGTCTTCACCTAAGCCTTGGATGAACTCGTTAATCTGTACAGTAAATTCCCCATCCTCATCTTGGCCTTGTAGTGAGAATGTATCGAATCCAGCACTGCTAACCAATGCACGTTTAATCTTACCCTGTTTCTTTTCCGCTGTAATTCTCCCAATAAAGCTATACCAGCACGTGGTAGTAAAGTAGCCGAACGGCGATTTGGAACGTTCCGGGTCAAACGACTTAACATATTTCAAGCATGTCTCAATCGCATCGCCAATCATTTCATCGCGCCAACTATAACCCGAGAAGTTGGGTCTCTTGGCTAATCCCTCGGCGATCTTAATAATGCAGTAGCCGATGTACTCCGGAACTTGGGGTGTTTCGTCAGGATTTGCATCGCAGAGCTTGCGATATTCAACTAACGCTTCGTAAAATTGTGTGTTATCAATGTAGTGGGTTGCCATAATCTCTCCTTGACTAATGGTAACATGAACATTACGAAATCAAAATAATGTGAAGATTATTTGACCATACGGAAAAGTATTGCTATAATTACTCTGTAGTGTTTAAGGATAGCAACTATTGTAATGTTTGATGTGTCTCAAATGTAAAGACATCAGTTGATGGTTCTTCTAAAGTTTGATTCATAGCTGATGGAATCTCCAGCTTATTCACTAATTTGACATACATCCGATGAGCATCAGGATGCATTGGTGACAATACCATAATAGACGTAGTCGGTATAAAGAAGAGACGAGTCTTAGAGAATGGCATCCAGGACTGACTATTTATCTCATTACGCATTCCATTTTCATCCATAATAGGAATAGTTCGAACTAGAACTGGACTTTCAACAATGATTCCATGCTCACGTTCGTCAACAAGAGTCACCATCAATTCCTCACCTGTGGTAAGTTTCATCGTATAAAGCAGTTGATTTGCTTGAGGAACTGATTCTAAGTTTTCGGTCATGTTATTGTTAGTTTTCTGAGTGTCCATGAAAAACTTTCCTTCTCATAGATGCTGATACGATCTTCTAAGTGATTTTGTGTTGTATTCTTGAACGACTTCCAGCTAAGGTCATCAGCGATGTCGTACAATACGCACTTCTCCTTTCCCTTGTTCAAACGTAGTCCACGGCCGATAGATTGACGAATGCGAATTGTTGATTTGCTTGGAATAGCAAAAATTATATTCCTGATGCTCGGTATGTTGACACCAGTAGACATTAGCGCGCTATTAGCAACAACAATTGCATCCGTCTCCGTACTTAGTATGTTACGAATACGTTCGCGTTCTTCAACGTCCACGCCACCGTGGATAAAGTAAACTTTCCGGTCAGTAATTTCCCGTATCATTTTCTCAATAATAGCGCCGTGACGATCCACGAAGTTGAACAGCACTAGAGTGTTACCCTTAACAACTGATGCTAGTTTTGCAATGAAACGATTCCGTGGTTCGTATGCAACCAAGAAAGCAATCTCCTCTTGGTATGTCATTCCCTTATAGGCTTTCCGTATGTGCTCTGGGTACTGTAACACTGTACAATTAATGTCCAATTGTGACACCTGTCCGTTGTCCATTAGTTCCTTAGTGGAAATAACTTTGTAGATTGGACCCATTAGTCCTTGTAAAACAAGTGCGTTAATCTTTGCATCGTCAATCGTACCCGTTGTTCCAATACGATACTTGGTAAGGATAAAACGTTCCATAACACTCGAAGCAATACCTGATTTTTGTGTGTGACAATTTGAAACCATTACACCATTAGCAAAATAATTATGATTATCTTTCACATGTAAATTATATGTATCTTCGTCATTGTTTATCAATTGTATTTCACTAATACCAGACCACTCTACAAAATCTTCATACCAATAGCCAAGCTCGCGACGCGTTTTACCTAACATAGTTTTTGGTATTTTATTTTTACTTGCGTTAATAGATTGACAAGTTATAATTTTTTGTGAATTTTTGCACCATTGTGCTTCACGTCCAATTAGACTTGTAAAAACTCCCGAAGGAGTATGGTATAATCCCTTACATTGTATCGGGTACCATTCTTGCGATCCCCAATATTGCTTATCTACAATGTTTATAGTTTTTGTTTCATTAGAGTATCTATATTTTACTGTTAATTTTTCTTTTCTGTTAGTAGTAAGATCACTTCGATTATAAAAATCTTCCTTGGATACTGTTTCAACTAAGCCGCTAGCGTTTCTAGCTCTAACTTTATTTTTTTGTGCTATACTCATATTCAATCTCATTTTAGATGAGTCATAATTTAACCATCTAATTCTATTGTTCTTTACCATGCTTTATGATATACGAATTTTTGAATTAATAGTTAATTCGTCTACTCTTACCCATCCACTAGCAGTCATAATTTTATGATTTCCAGTTACTTCAAGAAATTTTCCATTTTTTAATTTGATTTTATATTTCTGTTCTGTAGAAATATTTTTGTGAAGTTTTATGACTGGTTTGTACTCAACATTTAATGTAGTTTCATTAATTGTTTTTACCATATCTCCGACATTTATTTCTTTAATTTTCTTGAAAATATTATTTTCCAATTCAATTAAAGAATCACCAGCCAAACACTCATCCCAGATACCAACTTCAGTACGCTTTACGATTTCGTCGAACTTCTTTGGGTCGTTTTTCATCATAGATGCTAGCGATTGCCATGTGCTAATTACGACTGACTTTTCAAAGACACGTTCCTTGCCACTATACAGAGTGCTACAATGTTCTTCAGCATTCCATCCATTTTCACTGCTGTAATCTTCAAAGTCGCTAAACAATTGTTCCACTAGCATTGTAGTGGGTACAACAATCATTAGCTTACGTCCATGCTCAATGTGCCAGCGAATGATACACATAATAATCATTGACTTACCGGAAGCTGTTGGGCTTAGCAATAGCTGGCGCTCATTGGAGATTGCTTGCCAGACAGCTTCATATTGGTACTCGCGAATGTCTAACTTGTCACCGCGTCCATGTAGATCTAAACTGTCAACAAAATCCTTTGCCTTCTCATAAGTTACTTCCAGAGCATTGGAGTTCTTTAAAGATTTGTCGATGAAAAGCTCGTAGTCACGGTTCTTGGCAAACTTGATTATCTCATGGATAAGACCTTTGTACAGTTGCTTGTTCCGCATGTTGAACAAACGAATCTTCCCGTCCCACATTTTGTTCTTGTAGGAAGGCATGAATCGATATCCCGGAGCCATGAACGTAAAATACTCGCTGATTTCTTGTTCAATGCCGTAGTCATCCGTCTCAATACGGATGTAGGTTTCGTTACATGGGATAACTTTTATCATGCGCCTGCTCTAAATTTAGTCCAATCGATAGCTGCCCGAATTGACCAGTTACGGTTTTTAATTTCACTCAACACACTCTCAAGAAAATAGATTGTAGTTTTCATGTAAGATTCGCGAGCCATGAACTTCTGATACTCAGCATCCGCATCAATCAGTTCCGGAATGTCGCTCTTGAGTGTCCGGTATTGCCATTGTGTCCAACCACGATCAGTTAGTTCTTCCTTGGTCATTTCGCCGCGAAAATACTTTCCCTTGACTGCCTTTAGTTCAGCAATCTCATGAGTAATTTTTGTGTGCTTTAGTTTGGCTGTAATCAACTCGTCCAGATACTTTGCGTGAAGCATTGGCGTGGATATTGCTGCGTTACCCAAGTCATCTTTGATGACGCAGTCGTTAGCCCATGATAGTTTCAGTTCATCAAGTGTCGCCATAATATAGAGTTCCTAAAAATGTATTTATGATACTGAATAATAGGAGTAGGAAATAGTTAGAGTTGCAACAAGGTACTGAACATCGCTATTGTTAGCTTGGAATGTTAGTCCAGTTAGCGATACTGGGAACGCATCTGTAAAGGTAAAACGTTTCAGCGGCTTGTTATCGCTATCTAAGATAGTCAGTGAACAATCAGAAACAGCTTTGCTATTTTCACTGTAACCTTGTGCGTTGCGTTCTGCAGAAATCAATTCACGATACCATTTGTGTCCTTCGGGAAATCCAAGTCCAATCATCCAATCGTGAATAGCAAGATAGTTTGCCATCTTTTCGTCCACTAGGAACTGGATAGTCAGGTCATCAAAGTCAAGTGCTTCGCCGGGCATGTTAAAGTCATGTACACTGTTTGCCATGACTGCTTTACCTAAAGTAATACCCGGCAATGGAGCCTCTTGGACAAAGTAAGTTAGCTCCGGGTATTTCTGAATCGAGAACAGAAACCCATTTGGATTTAAAGCACTGATATTATCAGGAACTGGGCATGTAAGAATTGGAATTTTAGTTCTCCTTTAATTTACAATTATCAGTAAGGTTTGTTTCTAACATACGCATACAATATTAGACGTAGTCCTTATTAATTGTTTCTGACTTGAAATTTGCTAGGTTAATAGACAACGAAATATTAGCGGAATTTAGTTTGTCTTTGTAATAGTGTGCTTCTTCAACACTCATATTGTATCTTAGTGTAACATGCGGTCTGTACTCTGGAAAAGAGTGTTGCATACCCATAGACTTTAGGTATTCATGCATTCTGTTTAGAAGTGGATTCTGTAGTTCCATGACAATACAACTCTTAGCTTCGTCACGAACACCTTCTTCCGGAAGCGAATCGAAGCATTCAAAATGTACGACTTCAGCTTTTATCTCTCTTGGAAACATAGAAGTGATATTAGCCATTGCTTTGTCTGGATTAACACTACTATCAGTACTGTACATGAGGGTACAGTGATAATCGCCATTTGGTGGCGCTTTTCCAGACACTGGTTCTTGCATGCCTATTCTAGCGAAAAACGCGCCAAGATCCTCCGAATCTATGCAGACATAGTTGCCTTTTCCAGTAGTTTCTATCAAATAATCCTTAAAAGTCTTCATGATTTTATCCAGTATATTTTTAATGGTTTTGTACATAATTTTATCCAGTATTTAGCCATGAAAAAGCCCAGCGGTTAAACTGGGCTTTTGAAACTTAGTTAACTAAGTTAGTGGAAACTTACATCAAATTCGCGACGGTCACCTTACGAAAATAAATGTTCTGACCAGATGCCAGCGATGTGAATGGGTTAGCTACGAAACCGTAACGTGTACGGAACGCAATCTTTGGCTGGAACGTAGCTGGGTCAACAGCACGGTACAGTTGCAATGGAACGTATGGGCAGTAGAATGCACCAGCGTCAAAGCTGCTTGTACCCTTGTAACCAACCATCAGGAACTGAGAAGCAGTTTGGTTAGCAGCGAACGGATCCACATAAACCTTGTACTTACCATTCAACACACCAGCGAAAGTGCTGGAAGCTTCATCAACGTTTAACTTAGTCGACAGTGCTGGAGCGTAGTCCAGAACACCAGCCATGCTCAGTGCGCTTGCAACGTCTGCAGAGCAAACGATGAAGTTACCACGACCACGACGTGTTTGTTGATAAATCGCATTAGCTTCACGCTCGATTTGGAACAACAGACCCTTGAACTTTTCAACAGACCAACGACCGTTAGAGTCAACGTCCAAGTCGAAAGTACCAGCAGTAGCTGTACCAACTTGAGCACCTGGCTTAGCAGCACTGTAAACAGTACGGATAACTTCACGGTTGATTTCGTTCAAGATTTCTTGAGACAAAATGTTGCTCAGTTCAGCTTCAGCATCCAGACCGTGTACAGCCTTCAAGTCTTGAGCCAATTCAACGCTGTACTCTGCCTTCAACGCACGGCTTTGGGCTGTAACGGAAGTCTTTTCAATGCTGAATGCCATTTCACCGAAGTTAGTTGGCGATGCACCGGAACCTGTTTGAGTTTCAGCTGTTGCTGTTGAGTAAGCTGTACCAGTTGTAGCACCAGGACCTGCTGGGCCCATTGTACCGTCAGCGTGTGTACCTGTACCAGAGAAGTCAGTGTCTGCTTCGTTGAACAACGCTTCAGTACCACCTTGTGTACCATACTTGCTCTTCATAGCAAAGATCAGGCCAGTTGGCTGAGTCATTGGCTGAACACCACACATGTCATATGCAATCATTGCTGGCATTGCACGACGTACCAAGCTAATCAACACTGGGTCGAACTTAGCTACACCACCTGTATCAGGCATTGCACCAGCGGAGTTGGTTGGAGCAGCTTCGAACAGTGCTTGACGTTCGTCACGGTTAGCAATTTCTTGGTTCTCCAGCAAAACTGCTGTAACTTCACGGCGGTGTTGCTCAGTAATAGGAGCTGCGCCTTCGGCATCCAGAACTGGAGCCCACTTTTTAACTAGATCTGCACGAGATGTCATTTTATTTTCCTTTGTTGTTTTAGTTGACAGATTACTTAATAGCCTTAACGTACTGTGCCATCGCTGGGTCAATACGCTTAACTTCTTCATTCAATGAACCTACTGGAGCGTTCGAATCTTGTGTAACGTCTTCAGTTAGTTCCTTAACTTCCTTCTTTGAACCTTTGTTAGAAACATAGTTCTCAGCAATTACTGCTAGCTTCTTAGTAAAAGATTCTTCATCGTCGAACTGAATTTCTTCAGACAATAGTGCAAACTTTTCAGCATCGATATCAGTCATACCATTGGTAGCTTCGTCGATAGCGGTCTGCTTTGCATACTGCTTAATTATCTTGTTCAGTTCAATATTTTGAGCAACTTGCTCATCAAGAGTTTCTTCAATTGCTTCGACTTTTTCTTGCAGAGATTCTACAAGACTAAATTCGTCATCTGGAAGATTAATGTTGTGCTCAACGAACACGTCTTTCATCTTATCAATGAAGCTTTCAAAGATTTCAGCTTTGATGCCACGCTCAAGGGCGATTTCATTATTTTTCATCCATTGCTCGACGATGAAGTCGAGGTATCCATCAACTTTTTCAACTAACCCCTCTTTTAGTTCTTCGGACTCAGTTAGAGCACGGAGAGCCAATTCTTCTTCCAGTGATTCCTGAATTTGGGAAACACGAGCGGAAACTGCTGCTTCAAAAATTGTAGTAGCTTTTTCCTTAAATTCTTCTGTAAGTTCAACACCGTCGAATAGTGAGCCCAAATCAATAGCTTCCTTAACAGTGCCTGGCTTCATCTTAGGTTGTGGATCTTGTCCGCCAGCCTTACGCTTAATCTTTGCATTCTTAGTAGCAACATCATCAGTTGTCTGATCAGTAGCTGCTTGAGACTGATTTGGATCAGTAGCTTCCTTAACGTCCTTCTTAGACTTAGTTTCGTCTTCCGAACCGTCTTCGATTTCGTCATCGCAACAATCGTCAGAATCGTCAGAATCGTCAGAATCTATATCCGACTTCTTGCTTGCTTTTAGAGCCATTGCAGCTTCCTGCAATGCTTTGATCTTATCTTCTAGTGCCATTTGGGAACTCCTTATTATTATTTAGTAGATTTTGTCTTTAACTCTTGATGGTCTTCAAGAACTTTTGAAACTGGCGAATTGCCGTTTCTTCTAGTTGCTTCTTAGAGGCAGTATGAATTGCCTTCTTTGCTGCTTCAATTTCACGTTCTTCGTAACGTCCATCAATGTAAACCCAATCACGGCTTTCGTTAATAGCATTAACCCAGCAATCAATACCACTTGGGTCTGATACTGCGTCAATAGCCATCATTGCAAAGTCGTCCTTCACGTAAGTAGTACCAGCGCGTTCCTCAATGGAACCCAAACCACGTGTTGAAACACCCATTTGCACACCACCCTCAAGAAGTCCTTTTAGAACATTACCTTGTGGTGTGTTGAGTACTTTTGCTTTACCGTAAACGTCGTTGCCTTCGCAACGTAGTGTAGTAATCAAGTGTGATGCAAGTTCTGGTTTAACAGTTGGACGCGACTCTGGGTGACTTAGTTCCCCCAAAGCACGGCGATTATTAACAAACTCGTTAACATACTTGTTGACTGCATTTTCCATGATATCTCTTGGATAAATGCGTCCGTTGCGATTCTTTTTCTCTGCTTGTGCAAAGATACCTTCAATGAACAGTGTCTTGCTATCACCAGTACCTTCGGTAATAATCTGCACATTATTAAAGTCGATTGATTCTCTAAGGAATTTCATTTTAGCTTCCTACCACTGCTGGGTTATCGTAAGAACCAAACTTCTCTGGCTCAACTGAACTAATATATCCAGACTTACGCAATGTTACATATAGTTGAGCTGTACCAACGGATGTTACAACAAGGTCTGAACCTGATCCGATGTTATCAGCAAAACCGCCGTTACCACCAAAGTCCAGTTGACCGTTTTGATATAGTTGAAGAATCTGCGTACCGCCGCGAGTAATAGTTACTTGATCAGAAGCTCCTGGACTATTTGCCCATGCAACAAAAACAATCGTTGCATCTGGTGTGCCACCAATTTGTGTAGCAAGACGCAAAGCTGTGTTCAGCGTTAGCGTATCATTAAGTGTTATACCAGCAAACTTAACTACTGCCAAGTTATGGGTATTTTTAAGGATTGAGATTGCCATTTTATACTCTTACTTGGTAGACTTTGGTTTACGGTCATCAGCTGAGTTACGGCGCCCTGCGCGGGGATCGTATGCAGAATCCTTAGGAGCATCCGGCACTGTCTTTGCAGAGAGTACATTACCATCCTTATCCTTCTTTACTGAACCAGGAACAACGGCTTCTTCAACGGCTTCTTCTTGTACGCTGAACAAGTTAGATGCAATTTCAATACGGTGATTGTCAATAGCTACAGATAACTTATTAGACATGATTTCGTTAAACGAAGCGTCAATATCAAGTGTCTTACCAGCAGAGATTGCATCAATGAGTTCTCTAACTTCTTCTGTCAAAGTAAACTCTTCTTTAATGATGGAGTGTGTATCTGCTCCACCCATCTTTGCTCGAGCGCGAACTGCGTCAGGGGCATTAGCGTGAGTAGACATGATCTTACCAGTAGTCTTGTTCTTTACGTGGTACTTGGACTTCTTTGCGACTATAGGAGCATTTGAGTGTTGTGATACAAACTCACGCTCCGCTGCGTACCCCATTGCTGCAGCACTAGCTTCGTTGATTTCCTCTTCAGTTAGTTCGATTAAATTCTTTGCCATTTTATTTTCCTGCCTTAGGTTTAGTTGGTGTTGGCTTCTTCATCTTATTTATACGTTCGCCATGCACTTCATCATTCTGGTCAAGCTTCTGTTGGTGCAACTCATCGCTTTGTTGCATCTCTTGGTCTTGGGCTTCTTGATCTTGTGCCATTTGATCTTGTTGCATTTGCAGCGCATCAACTGGATTACCATCAGCGTCAACTGTTGGTGTACCTGGAATAACTGGGTTAGCAGCAATACCTTCTTCAGCGATTTCCTCGGCAATTTCATCAATCTCTTCTTCGGTCATATTAAGGACATTACGTTGAATCCATGCCTTCGAGAAATACTTACCGGAGTACTGATCAACTTGTGCCAAAGCCCCGATCTTATTCTGTAGGATTTCCAAGTTCTTCAGTTCAGCAAAGTGATTGTCTTGGATAAAGTCGTAGCGGAGTTTTAACTTGATAGAATCCCAGTCTTGGAGACTAATAATGCCCTTTGCTACTAACTGTACCTTCAACAAATCGGTGAACAAGCTAGAGAACTTCATACGAAGCTTTCCAATAAACTTGCTAAACTTCAACTCGTCGCGAGTGATAGTCTGAGACTGTCCGAGTGTAAATCCGGATTCTTCTTTAGTGCGACTGTTTGGGACGTTCAACGATTGTTGAAGTTTCTTCTTGAAATACTCCAAGTCGTCAAGCTGGCTCATGTTTTGAGCGCCAGCTAATGTAGTAATTTCCGTACCCTTACCGCCTTCGCGACGTGGCATCCAGAAGTCTTCCATCATGGACATATGACGTTTGCTGTCCGCAACTTCACCAGTGTGAGCATCATAAACAAGTTTGTTCTTAAACTTGTTCATCATGTCAGTAACGTATTGCTCAGCTTTGTGCTTTGGCAAGTTACCAACGTCAATGTAGAAAATACGACGTTCCGGGGCGCGAGTTAAACGATAGATAACTACCGCGTCCTCGATCATCCGGAGTTGGTTAGCTGGCTTGACCGCTTTGTCTAGGTGACCAACAACCATACCGTTATTGCCGTCAATGTTACCAGATGTACAGAGAACAACTGAATCCAAGGACATTTTAATACCTTGGATGTTTTGCTCTGTAATGCCCTTTTCATTGTAGATGTAATACTCGTCAATGGAGATAACAATGTCCAGACCTTGCTGGTTCTTACCTTTGTTGATTTGTTTTACACGTTTAATCTTACGTGGATCAATTAGACGAATTTCAGCGATACCTTCTTTTGTATTCTCTTTCTCAAACAAGATGTGAGCATACAAACGTCCGTCAACATACCATTGACGGAAGATGTCGTGACCCTTTTCGTTAAAGTCCAATACATTAAGCAGATTTTGAAATTCCTCTTGGAACTTCTTCTTGATGCCTGAAGGCGCTTGTAGTAGATCCAGTTGTAATTTAACTGGAAAGTCTTCTTGGTCAGTAACGATTGCTTCGTTAACGATATCCTCAATAGCCGAGTCAACCTCTTGAAATTTCGCAACGTTGCGATAGCGAGAGATTAACTCGTTTTCAGTCTTGACTTGGCCTTCAATATCAAACGTTAAACCATAATGTTGACCCATACTGCCCGTAGCAGTATCGACAACAATTGCGCCATTATCGCTCTGGGGAGCAATTATTGACGGTATTTGTTCTTGGTCACTAGTCTTTCGTTTAAACTGAAAGCCAAACAATTGTTGTAATAATGAATTAGCTGTTGACATTTAAGCCTTAAGCGATTTGAGCGCCTGCGGCACCTTCTGATAAGAAATAGTTGTAGTCAAACGTTACAGAGAAAGTACCGATCTGATTGTTTGTCTCCCAATCCAATGCAATGTTACCAACTTCAGTTGGGAATGCATCAATAAATGTATAAGTCTTAACAACACGGTCGTTACGGTCCAGCGCGCTAACTTGCAAATCTGCTTGATATACTGAAGGAAGCAAAGCACCACCAGTTGTAGCAGCATTTTGCATTGTGTCGATCCATGCTTCAAAAGCATTACGAACCACAAAGTCAGTGTCAGTGTAAACTTCGATTGTCCATGGTTGGAATTCACGTTCACCAGCAAACTTGACTGGACGTCCACGAAACGCAACTTGAATTGGAGATAAGCTGGAAGCTGGTAGAGAAGAAGACTTAGCTAAGAACTGAGTCTTTTGTCCAGCAAGCGCCCCACCCGGGATTGCACTTGGGAATACGATTGAGCATTGGAACTGATTTGGGCGGAATCCACCAGAAATCATTTGTGCTTTGAAATCACTAATACTTGACATTTTTATTATCCTTATTGGTTGAATTATTTATGAGGCATCTCAGCCCCATTAATTATGCGTTTGCTTTACCCGCAATTTCAGTAAAAGCTACACCAGTACGAGTAGCGATGAAATTCAACTGAATAAAGTTGATCGAACGGTTTGGCTTTAAGTAAATATCAGCTACAAAACGGTTTGTATCAATAACTTCACCGGTGTTGTTTGATTCGTCGCAAACAACCAAGAAGTCTGTCAAACCACGACGTCCACGTACATCACGCAAAAACGGTGTTACCATACCTACGAACTGTGCACGTGTAAATCCATCGTTAAACTCAAACAATTGGAACTTGGATGCAGTAGCGATTGCCTTTTCCAGCACAATAAACAAACGGCGTACATTAATACGATCGAATGCACTTGGCTTAGCCAAGGCTGTCTTGTCACCGTACAGAACAACACCTTGTCCTGGGAATGCTACAACAGGGTTAATACCGCTCTTGTACAGGTTATCACGGTCAGTACGCTTTGGAGAGAAAGCCAACTTAACAGTGTTCTTAATCTGACCGCGGTTGAAACCAGCTGGAGAGAACCAAGGATCATCAGTGTTGTCAGTACGAGCGCACAAACCAGCAACATCACCATTTAATGGAACCCAACGGTATTGGTCATTATACTTGTCGTATTGGTATTTGTAACCGCTATCAATAACACCGTATGAACTAGATGTAATCAGTGCGCGATATGCAAGGATTGCAGTAGTAATGCTGCTATCGTTACCAATCAGTGGAGCTCCTGATGTAATGTTCTGTGGAGACACAAAAGCGATACAGTCCTTACGAACTTCTGCAATGTTCTGGATAACATAGTTAGCCAAAGTTGCATCTGCTGGACCAACAGCAATCAGGTTAACGTCATACTGCTCGTCATTGTTGAACAAGTCAAATGCCAGCATCTTTTGTGCGTTAGTTGATGTGAAGTGGTCAACACCAGCAACCAAATCGTTCGTAACTGCGCCAGCAGCCTTGAAACCTGCGGCTGTAACTGCTACGGCTGCATTAGCTGCCAAAGTAACCGCAGTTGCGCTTGTGAATGTCGCCACAGTACCAATCAAGGCACCTGTAAGATTGTACAGCTTACGACCTACATCAGATGATGCGAATGCTGTACCAACACCAGTAATAGTTGCTGCACTAGTTGTGCAAGTAATTGTACCAGTTTGTGCGGTAATCAGCGACTTGTATGTACCAGCAACAAGGTCAGTACTCCAACTCAATTCGCCAACTACAGCAGTCAATTGAACTGTATCATCAGTCCACAAAACATACTTGGAATTGTTGTTAATCACGTTTTTGTAGTAAGCCGATGTACCGTCTTCCTTACGTGTATTAGCCGCCTTGGAAATATATGGGTAAATTTCCAGAATACCACCAGCGGTACCAGTCCAGCGACCAGCTTGGTCAATAACTACAACGTGCATTTCGTCGTTAGATGCGCCAACTTGTGCTGCGTCCGTAGATGTACCAGGAGCACCGCTAAACAGATCTTTGTAGGCCCATGTAGCGTAAGAACTTGCGTCTGCCATCGAAACACGTAGCGAGTTACCAAGAGTACCTGGATACTTTGCAGCCCACTCACCAATAACGCCTTGACCACTGCTATAATTATTCGCATAATCAGAGTCGTTGTTAATCTTAATACCGCCTTGAGCGGTTACAACAGTACCGATAACGGCAGGAGTTGTGTTTGTACCAGAAACAGTAACTACTGGAACTGTATCGTAACCAGTACCAGCGTTAGTGATAACGATACCAGTAATAATACCGCTAGCAACAGTAGCAGTAGCAGTAGCTTGAATACCACCGGTAGTTGTTGGGGCTGGAATATTAACTGTTACAGTACCAACGTAAACTGTACCACCGGAAGTTACTGGAATAGATGTGATAGAACCAGTAGTGTTGGAAACTGCATTACGCTGGTTAGTAGTATCGCTACGAACAACCAACAGGTTATTAGAATAAGCTAGAAAGTTTGCTGCATTAATCCATCCAGCTGCATTAGATGCGTTTGGCTTACCAAAACGGCTTGCGAGTGTATTTTCCGACTCAACTGTGGTAACGTCCATAACTGGACCCCATGCTGCATCAATAACGGCGGCACCCACCGATGTTGAAACTGCTGGGATTACGTTGGTTAGGTCCTTTTCAGATACTGTAACTGATGGAGAAAGTGCGATTGCCATTGATGTTCCTTATTATGAAATTATTATTTGGTGTCACTGATGTATTTAGTGAAATTATAGTTTTAGAAGTTTAGTAGTTCATCCGCTTCACGCTCTGTTCCATCCGAGAACCATCCAGTTGGGAGTTGTTCTAATTCAATAGATTCCATGCGACTCGCATATATTTCCTTACGCAAGTCAATGTCAATCAAGTCCTTAAAGTAAGCCTGAGTAGTTAACCATCCAAACAATACAAGGGTCATAGCTAAATCGTCGTGATATCCTTCGTCAGCAGCATAGCTGTCTTTTACTTGGATAAACGTTGAAAGCTCGGAAATCATGTCGTTATCATGAATTTCCAGTTTGTTTTCTTCAATAATCGCTTTAATATTGGAGCATCCAATACGTTTTGTACGTTTATCCGTATTTACGCCTAATTGTAACGATTGTTGACTAAAGCCAGCAGTAATAGCCTGACCCTTGCTTCCGCGAGTAACAAAGAGGATGTTTTCGTATTCAAGTTCGTGATACATGATATGCGGGACTTGCTCAGTCGCATTAATTTCAAACAACAGATACGCATTGTTGTAATCGCGGGCGACCTTGTGAATGATATTTGGGAATAGCATTGGGGAAACTTTATTGTTTCGATACTTACCAACTAAGCGATATGGTATCACGGATGCGTCAATAATTGAGAACGTCGAGTAGTCTCCTCCCACACCCTTTGCTGTATCAATGGTCATAACATAAGAATGGTCCTTTGTCCCTAGTTCCTTGTTACCCTTAATTGGCTTTTCGTAAATGTCCAATCCATCCTTGCTGAAGATAATCGGCTTTCCAAACATCTTCGCGATTGTGTCCGCAGCGATAAGAGTTGCGCTTGAACCCAAGAATGAGCACAAAACCTCTTGGTTAAACTTGAGTTCACCCAATAATGACTTCTGTTTGTTTGCCCATACGTCATCGCGATCAGGGTGTTCGCTGTAATGTACATCAACTGGCTTGAATTCGTTTACGCCAGTAAGAGCTTCATTCCAGAACTTCCAGAAGTGATTGTAACCCAAAGGAGTCGATGTGAGTACAATCTTAGTTGTCTTACCTGCAGAAATTGTTGGATATGTGGAAGTAAAGAACTCTTCTGCTACGTTGTTTGGGATAATCGCTGCTTCGTCAACGTACAAGAAGTTAACCGATTTACCACGAATACCGCTAGAGCTAGTTGCACCAGTGAAAACTTTGGAACCGTTCTCCAGTTTAATGTCACCCTTGTTCCATGTCTTTACACCTTGTTGCAAAAAGAATGGAACGTACTCGTACATCAATTGGAAACGACTCATAATTTCACGAGCTGCTGCTCCCTTGTTAGCTAGAATAGCAACAGTCTTGGATGCATTAAACAAACAATACCAAAGGATGTAAGCCGCTACTGTCTGGGTCTTTCCCATCTGACGCGGCATCTTCGCGATAACACGACGCTCATCTTCCAGCGAACGGATAAAGCGAACTTGATATCCGTACAGTTCAAATGGAACTAAACCATGATCTAGAGAAACAATCTTACAATGCTTTGTGATAAAGTAGACAGGATCTTGTTTACACTTGACGTATTCGTTCAGCTCTTCCTCAGTGTATCCAATTGGATTACCGACACCTTTTAACTGGGGATTCCCTAGGTAATAAACATGAGACATTAAACATAATCCTTGTTAGTAAATTCATGGAGTCCAGGTGTCAATTGTGATATTGCCAGTAGTTTGATTACCAACAGCGTGATATTTCAGTTCGCCTTGCCCCAGAGTCTTAGTATCAACATCAGCCTGCACATCAGTAATTATCTTACCAGTTTTGACTGGTCCGTATAGATTAATCTTAGCAGTGAAGTTGTAGGTATGTGTTACAAAACGACGTGTCTGGAAGTCACCTTCGTAGTCATCTTGTACAGTAACACCGTTCAGGATGATTGGGACGTCCTGTTTGATGTTCATTTCCGGAATCGCATTGAGATTCAGATTGTACTCGGGAGCAAACAGTGGAAGGATCTGTTCCAGAATAGCTAGTCCATCTTCAGTACCCTTTGTCTGGGTATAGAGTTGAATGTCCAAATTGTAAGGAACTGGTGCGTATGTTGACGTTAGAGTTCCGTCATTGGCAAAGCACTTGATAATGTTGTTACGGTTTACCATGCGTTGCGGATCATAGTTGTATCCAGTAATCTCAAATCCCATGCGTGGGAGTGTAGTGTAGACTTCGTTAGTCAGCTCCGGATCTTGATCAACACGGACATGCCATTTTTCTTTAGGTGCGTAAGCTAAAGGTACTTTTACTAGCTGCGCAGTCGCTCCAGTAGAGTCAGCACGAATAATTTGAATGTTACTGAATAGTGTTCCAAAGCCGATGATCGTCTTTTTAATCAACCCATTATAAAATGGTACCTCAAACATATTTCGTACCTACTTTTTTACAATTATCAAAATGAAACCTTTTCATATTACCGCCTTTCCTTTTTAAGAGTTCAGAGATTACCAAAAGGATTACCCGGGTTGAAGAAGTGATCAGATTTCTTAGCTTTAAACTTCTCATTATCGCCAAAACTGTTTGCAGTATCGGCACTTGGGTTAATAACTGGATCGTGGCTCTTTAGTGATTCAAACACGTCAATATCCGATACGCCAGTATTAATCATTTCTGACGAGTAGCGGAATGTTTCTACGTTCAATTGATACACGTATAGTTGACCTGCTTGATAGAATGGAGTTTGATGCTGTACAAAAGTAACCTCAAACAATCCACCAGTCATTGGAAAGTAAATCAAGTCACCCTCAGATGGACGATTTGGTAGCTGCCCGTCATTGTATTGTCCACATAGTTTTGACCATTCGCGACGGGCGACTGTTAGGGTTGCTGACTGTTCCATCTGCAGACCGAATTTGGATGCGAACGCTTGCTGTCCTTCAAATCCACCATCACTATTTTCCATATACATTGGAATTGGATAAGCACTCTTGAATTGGCTTAGGCGATCTTCACCAAGTAATTTATCTAGAGCAACTAGCTTTCGCGGCATGTAGAAGAAGTCACATGCGTACATGCGGATCGCTTCAGTAATGAGCGATTCAATAACCAGATTTTGATTATTTGATACTGATGGGTGAAGTCTTAATGTCATGTAATAGTTCCAGAACCAACAAGATCACGGTCAAAGCTGTGATCTACTACGATATTTATAAGGTAAGTACGAGTGATTGGAATGAGAGGACCACCATCGTCGTAGATGCCTTTCATCTCAAATTCGAGACGTAAAACTTTGTTCGCCTCAATTTTGTAGATGTCGTTATCTGCTGGCACATCCTTATAGAACAATGCCTCACCGTAATTACCCTTTTGGTCCACATAGTAGAGTTTCGAGTCCTCAAAGCTACCCGGAGTGTTTAGACGGATCCAAGCACGATTGTCGCGGTGGTAAACTTCAATTACTGGGCTAGAGCAGTTAATACACTCAAAGCTCTGTATGAAGGAGAACTCACCTTCAAGCGTCAATGAGTATCCACGTGGAATTTCCACTTCGTGATGTTCGCCTAACTCAATGACATCCGGTTCAAGTGCTTTGTATAGTTTACCAGTTGAACTATTACCAACCAAGGTACGCATATAGTCTTGACGAAATCCAACATTACCAACAGAAGTATTACGTTCATTTCCAATGAGACTAAACGAGCGCACAAATTTAACGCTACCAACACTAGAAATACTCTGCACACCTAAACTGTGTTGGACGTCTGCATAATTGTTGATTAGACCGTTGAATGTAGTTCCAACCAGCGCAACTGTTTGTGTAGCGAATACAACCCCAGTTTGTCCAGTAGAGTGGTTACCGCTTGGGTACTCTGACTTGAGTACAAAGAAGTCCATAGCGTTAATTTGACATACAGCACGCACACCATATGAGTGTGTATCAACTAATGAGTTGCTGCTTAACGTAGACTCTATACCAGTCAGCGGGCTATATTTGTAATTGCGTACTGAGCCGATTCCAGTATTTGATTGGCTACTGTTCAATAAGGTAACACAATCTTGTGATGTAACAACACTACCAACACGACAATCAGCCTTGACACCAATTGATTGTCGTGTGTTGATGAATCCAGGAACTATTGAGCTTTGGTTACCAGTTAGGTTGGCAAACTTCGTGCTGATCAAAATACCAGTGTAGCCCAACATTGACGAGCCAAACAATGCTAGTAGACCGTCATTTTGCAATCTAATCGTACCAACTGCTAATGTAGATGATATACCTGCGGCAAAGTTCTCAGTTACTGACGTCGTAAAAGACCCAACGTCATTTGTGTTGGATACACCAGTTAACAATGTTGTATTAGTTGGGCTAATTGTACCTGCATATAACGTAGTCAGACTACGGTAACTCTGACTATTCAACGCCTTAACTTGAGTATTAGTTGACACTAAAGATCCAATACCCGTTACTGATACATTAGCAGTCGCATAGTTTTGGGTCAATGATGTTGTAATGTTTCCAACATTTCTAGTTAATTCAACCCCAGTTAACGGTGTTAGGAACAATTGATAAAAACCGCCGGGTAAACCAACACCCAGCACTGATGTAATTGCTCTTGTGTAATTAGAAGTGACAGTGATGTTACCAACTGTACCAACGGCTGCATTGCTAATATTAGCTTGCAATTGCATACTGTTGATTGCAAAGAATGAACCATTACCAGTCAAGTTAACTTGCAAGCTACCAATAACATATCCAGTCGCACCGTTAAACTGATTGCCAGTAAGAGCACGAGTTAGATCGCTTTTAGCCAATATCGTGCCACGTTGCCCAGCACTGGATACTCCAGTAACAAAATAAGAATTAGCACCGACTGTAACCGTACCAACTTGACCTGTAGAAAATACGCCAGCTGGGAATATCTCAGTACCAATATTATATGTACCTAGGTTAACTACAGTCTGAACGCCGTTTAAAGCACGATTTAATGCTTGTTGTGCTGTTAGAAAACCTGTTTGTCCGATAATTGCGCTGGGAGTCTGTTGCGTCGTAATTATACCAATCGCAGTATTCAAACTCATATTAGATAGTTGAGTTTGGTTTCCAAGAAACACACTATTAATAGATGTCTTGATATCTAAGTCAAGGTACCGTGAAACTCCGGTTGTTAGACGGAAGTCATCAATGTACATATTAGATGACAAACTATATGTCGGATTTCCACCAACATTTATTGCGCTTCCAGATGGTTGGAACGTTGTTGGTGCAGTAGTACCGTTAAGTACACCGTCAACATATAGACGAATGCTTTCATTATCTTGAGCTACCGCAATGTGATACCATTGATTAGTATTAATTGTAGTGGTTCCAGTAATAACGGTGGCGATTAGCGGTTTCGATATTTGAATCTTACCGCTCGCGATACCCATAGTGAATGTACCATAACCGGATCCAATCCACTGAGTATCAGTAGATGCATCAAGCAAGTAAATCCAATAGTCAAGTGTATAGACTGATGCACTTGTAAAATCCCATGCGTTATCCGCATTTGGAATAGAAATATACGAGTAATTGGTGTTGAGCGATGTTCCACCGAACTTACTTTGTGTGGCGGAAATGATAGTGCTGTTTGGCGTTATGGTTTTGGCACTCAAACTATCATCAGTATAGTTACTATCAAAACTCAGCTGAGTGTTAACGTTTAGCCAGTATGGATCACTACCAGTACCGGAAAATAATTGTGGTTCAGTTCCGGGAACTGAAAAATCACCGCCCGTATAACGACTTACACCAATAGTGATACGAACATCATCCATGTAGCACAACGATTGCTGGTATTGAATCAGTCCACCGAAGCTAGTGTAATATGGTTGAAGTGTAAAATCGCATGTTACTGGATTACCACTTAGTCGTAGAGTATCGGCAACAAGCTGAACACCGTTGACAAACATTCGGAATATGCCCGATGTTCTTGTTACTGCTAAGTGGTACCAAGTGTTAGTGCTAAATGTAAACGTACATGCAACGTTTTTATCCGGTGATCGTGTAAGCTCATGGAATGACATTCCGCTACCAGTGTCAAAGTACCAAGCAAAACAACCAGTAGCACCGTCTTGTTCATAACGGTTTGTGATGATTGGATTGTAGCTATTGTCAGCCGTATAATACCATGTTTCCATAGTAAAATCACCAAGACCGAGAACAGGTCCTTGACTTGGCGGTATAACGAAACACGACCCAGTAGAGCCGTTCGACTTTAATGAAGAACCACCGAACTTAGATTGGTTAGTCGATATCGATGCACCGCTTGTATAACGACTAATTTTCTTATTGCCGTAGTTCTTGATTATGGTGCTGTTATTAGCACCGTCGCCATGCAACATCAAAACAACATCACTTAGGTATGGATCGTTATTTGAATAAGGTACTGTTGGTAGTGTGAAATTGGCACTATAACGAGCAGTACCAAGTGTTAGGCGGTACTCATCAAGTCCACCAGACCCCATACTGCTTGAATCTGGATCACCATTAATCCATGTATTACTTGGAATTCCTGGATATCCTGTTGCAGTATTGAAACCATATGGTCCAGACACGTTCGATTTTAAAATTCCATCAATGAAGAACTTAATTGTATTTCCGGCGCGCACAATAGCATAATGGACCCAATTTGTGCTGGACACAGTAGTTACGACACAAGAAAACTCTTGAAATGCGTAACCGTTAGCTGGTCCCCATTGTTGATAAATTAGACGTGCAGTTGTTGTTGATTGGCGATCGAGCGATGCTAAGTAGCCGCTCGATCCAGTGTGACGCCCTAAAAGTGTTCCATTGTATGCTGGAGATGCCCACCCCTCAAGGGTGAAGTCAGTGTTGAGGTCAATTAGTCCCGGCTCAATTCGTGATGAAGTATCGAACAGAATCGACGACCCGCCAAACTTTGAGTCAGCGGTTGTGATTTTTGTGTTACCAACAACCGTTAGATTTGTGGATGTATCAGCTTCGTTTACAGCGTATGCAGTTCCATCAGCAGCATTCCCGCGCATTAGCAACCAAACGTTATTCCAATAAGCATCACCGCTAATAATGTTAGCACCTGGAGGGGTAAATCCAATGCTTGATATTGACCGGAAAAACGATTGCGCCCCGGATGTTGAACCAACTGACGTGGTTAATCCATTACCAGTAATAGCAAAGGTAGATGTACTGCTAGTTGCAATCGTTCCAACAGCAGTTGTAGATACGCTGCCGGTTAACGCATTCACATATCCAACTAATGGGAAACTAACAAGTTGTCCGGTAGCAGTATTTCCGGTAATCGGGAACGAGCTAGTTGTAATCGTTGGCGTTATAACACCGGTTTGTCCAAGAATAATAACCGATGAAAAAATTGGGGTGGACGGATCATTACCACCGAAGAATAGCGGCGTTGGTGTACCCGCTATTGGGGTACTATTGAAAAATAGATTTGTATCAGCCATCTACTATTTAAGTAGATGTTGGGAACGGTGTGATTAGCGGTTTAAATGCAGCCGTGTAACGAGCAGTCTTGCTAATGCGAACTTCGTCAATATAACCATTCCAGTTATTGCTGTTTGGTTGCCCAGATTCGTAACCAACTAGTAAAGGACGACCATTATCTACTATAGTTGGTTTAGCAGCACTGGTTGTCAAAGCGCCATTAACATATAGTGAGACTGTTCCGCCGCTATTGACTACAGCAATATGATACCAACGTTTTGGGACCATAGTAACACCAGATGCGTATGTTGTTCCTGTTGCTGATAGATTATTACCACCAACAGTAGCTTGAATCAATCCAGCTGGCGTGATATAGATTGTATATTGTGGGTATGCAGTACCTGATGCACCATCTTTATTAATGATGTACATGTTAGTAGCTGACTGAGTATCTAACCATGTCCACAATTCAATAGTAAAATCACCAGTAGTCAGACTCAATAATGAATTATGTGGAATACTTAAATAACTCCCAATACCGTCACAGTATAATGATGAACGATCAAAACGTGCTTGTAAGTTTGTTGTCTTTGCGTTGCCAATAGCAGTCACAGTATTAATAGCAGTAGCATCACTAAATGTTGTCCCATTTACTGTACCATTCATCTTCAGTAGCAAGCTATTAGTTCCAAATTGTATATCGTTGTAGCTTGGGATAATTGGCGATAGCTTATCAATTAGAGTAAATCCAGTGGTATAGCGACCAATACCCTTAGTGATACGAATGTCATCCATATATCCACCAAAGAAATTACCCGAACCGTCATCATCTCTTCCGATTGATAGTTGATATGTACTTGTTAGATTATACGACGAAGTAGTTGTAGCAACTTGTATTCCATCAATAAATGCGTACATTGTTCCGGAGGTACGTGAAATGGCTAAGTGGTGCCACACGTCATTAGTTGGTGTAGTCCAAGTCATTAGAGTATTTGGACCTTGCAATTCTTGGAAATTGCTGTAGTTTAATCGGAACGAACCTGCACCAGCACCGCCAGCGCGCTTACACATGTAGGTACCGTTACCAAGTCCGGTAACACGATAGAACCAAAACTCAATAGTAAAATCGCCAGTACCAAAGTCAAAATCGGTATTTGAGGGAACAGTCAAGCCTGAATCGTTTGACAATGATGCTAACGAAGTTGTCCCAAACTTTGTAATGGTAGTTGATGTTGTTGGGCTACCAACTGTTCCGATTGTCTTAGTATAACGGCTTGCATCTTTAAATGATGTACCAGAATTAACACCCTCACAATCTAGCAATAATGATACATTCTCAAAGTATGTATCGGATGGGACTGCTTGATGAAAATCACTTGGTGCTTGATATGAAGTAAAATTAGCAGTATAACGAGCAATACCTTTAGTGATGCGGAAATCACTCATATAACCGTTATAACAAAATCCAGTGCTATAGTAAGCACCGATAGTCAAGTAAGTGTTTGCTCCAGATAGTGTTCCAGTAAATGTGGAATCAGTTCCAATCGATACACCATTCTTATAGAATGTGAATGTGTCACCAACTCGTATTAGTGCATAATGAGCCCAGACATTTGCTGTTGGGACATTAGATGATATTAATACGTTGGTTGTATTGTGGTAAATCAGCCAACCTGTTGTTCCATCATTACCGATAGCTACACCGTCAACAAATGGGCTACCAGCAGTAAACACGGTATTTGATATATGGAAACGACCGCGGTTAGCTGCGTCGGATGGGCGCTCCCACCACTCAATAGTAAATGCGTCAGATCCCAGATTAAAGTCTTGGTGGCTTGCGTATTGTACATAGCACCCTGCTCCACTAAAATAGTTTGCATTACCAAACTTCCCGTCTAGTGAATTAAGAACTGTTCCAAATATCGTTGGAGTCTTTGTAACTGGACTAATATCATTAGCTGTCCCATTGTCTTGCAGATAACTAACATTGTCTTTAAAATATGGGTCAGCAATAACACGCATATTGTTGGCGTATTCTATTGGTGGTGTAAATGTGGTAGTATAACGAGCAACACCTTTAGTGAATCTAAAATCGTCTATGTATCCAAGGAATGGTAATTCACCAGCGGATGCTAAAGCACCAACCGCAAATGGTTGTGCTGACTGATAATCAAGTCCCGCACTAAACGATATTGACATATCTGAAACACCATTGATATAAGCTGTATATGTGCTAGCAGTTTTTACAAATGCAACATGAACCCATGTATTTGTTGGGATAGTAGCTATTGATAATTGACGGTCAACGTAACTTTGACCGATGATTACCCCACCGGTATATAATTGACCTGTATTTCGTATGTAAAAACACCAACCCGAGCCCGAACTATTAGCTCGTGCACCACAAATACCATAATGGTTTGACGCATTAGGTACATTAATCCATGCTTCAACAGTAAAATTGCCACCAGCAGATAAATCAAATGCACTTACATTTGGTGTTGTTATATAACTTGAGCCATCAAATGTTAAAGAACTGCCACCAAATTTACTCTGTGTTGTGCTGATTTTTGCATTACTAACAGTTGTAAATGTTTTAGAAACAGGAGACTTGTCAAATATCGTTGTTTGATTGTTAGCACCATTAGCATTAACTGCTAATGATACGCTTGTAAAATATGTATCATATGAATATTCGTCTAGTGTCGCAGTAACACCGCTGATACCAATAGTCGTAAAATTACCAGTCACGCTTGCATACAGATATAGGATATCAGGAATATATGGAAGTTGATTCGATGCGATAACAGAATTGTATTGTCCAGTGTAATCATAACCTAGCACAGTATAACGGTGGTACGGGTTCAAATTACTGAATTCGTAATAACCAGTTACTGGGGCAGATATAGCAGATGCAACAATTGTATTAGTCGATTCATCTAAACACATCACTTTACGCGCATCAAAATATGATGGAGTGCCCTTAATAAGAGTAGTACCAGTGATTAGACCAAATCTGAATTTTGTAGTTAGCGTATTATTTTTAAATTTATCAGTGCTGACAGATTCAGTTTTTACTGCTAGATTATCACTATTGATCAACGGATCAAAGTCAGCCATTGTTTTGTTCTTACTCAAGAACGTGGTAACTGCTTTATGTGTTGGATTGCTTGGAGACACATAACCAGTAGTTTCACTTAATTTGAAATTAGCTGGTGAATTATCAGTAAATGCTATAAGCGCAGTTTGTGGAGCATCCCATACCTTTACTGAGTAAACTCGTGTGCTACATTGATTAATATAAACTGCGGGCCGGAATGATGTAATAGCACCAAAGTACGAATATACTAATTTAGTGTCAACACGAATTTCAATTGTTGGTTTTTTAGCAGCTATTCCACCTGTTGAATCCCAACGCATATTAATAACGCGCCGATCGGCAACTGTATTAAATTGTAGCAAATTTAGTGAATTTGGGATGTTTGCGTTTACTGCATTACCAGCCCATGATGTGCCACCAGTCCAAGTCTGCAGAGTCCAGTTAAATGCATTATGTGTAAATGATACACCGTTAGAAACTGCGGCTGCACCAGTCACTAACCATAATCCAGCATATCCCCCAGCATTTTGTAATGCAAGTATACCAATATCAATCTCAGCTTCTCCTGTTGAGTACAATGATGAAGAAGTGATATCCCAAAGATTTTGTGCTGCTGTAGAATTTGCTAAGTCGTAAGAAACACCCGCATTGTATGTTGCGGTTAGAGTCCCAGATTGTGCTCGAATTGTTGCAAAAGACCCACCTGGATCGGATGCGAAATTCTGATTAATTATTAATGCCATTTAGTACCATGGACCAGTAATATCAAACGCCACACGGCTTGCTGGGTATGATACATAGCCAACCCCACCCTGTGCTGTGTAGGTTTGAACATACATAAATTTTCTACCGGCGAAGTTTGATACTGTATCAATAATAGCATGATCATATAACGGTTGGTTATTTGCTGAGAACATTATGCCCGGCATTGTCCCACGTAAACAGTTTCCAGTTACTCCAGGTGCTGTGCCAACTAGATAATACGGAAACAGAATAAAAGAATAATCAGAACCATTAACTGCTGGCACACCAGTTGCCGCCCCAGAAACGGCTTGTAGTGTAGTAATACCACTATACGATGTGAATGCGACATTATTATTTAGCCCAGGAGCAGCTCCTAGTGGATCACGTAAAGTAACTTTACCAGCAAAATTCAAATTTAGCGTTGAATATGTTTGATAATCAGCTGCATTATTGGGATAGCTAAAATTAGCTGTTTGATACATATCAGTTGCAGTCAAAACTGCATTATATGTATCTCCCGATTTATTACTAAGGAAATCGGTGAAAGTGTACATGACTTTACCGTAGGCTATGGTGCCAGCAATTGTGCCGTTTCCTGGACCATAATCGACAAACAAATAAAATCCGCGATCATCACCAACTAATGACCATGCTCGATTACCAGAAGTCTCAGCATTTACTGACCCAACCGCTGATGCTTGTGCCATAAATCCTGCATTGGTAGATGGAATGCCTGTAGTATAGTACCAAATGCTAGTAAACCATTTATACCAACCATTAACCGCAGTCGCACCAGATCCTGTTCCTACTCTGTTTTTAGTTGGTAAATTAGGATCAAAAGGTGCTGGCGTACCAACTGGAGTATCAATATCGGAATATGACGATGCCATTTCTACCTTACCGAATTTAGCATAGGTTGTAGTCCATACCGCATCCAGAGAATTATCAATACGTAGACAAATGCCAGTGCTCGCTGGATTGTTTGATTTAAATACTCGCTTATTAGTACCAGTGAATAATGTTGTGAAACCATAACCGTTGGATGCAGTTTGCAAACCTGGAGTCTTCATTAATATTGTTCCGGTTGCTGGACTAGTCGGGTTGTTTAAAATATCAAAAGTAACAGTAGTGGATGTTATTGACTTCACACGGAAATCACCATTAAAGTCAGCTTGAGCAGCGCCCGAAATATTGATAATTTGATCAACTAGGAATCCGTGCCCTGCTGCTAGAGTTGCGATTGCGACGTTACTAGTTTGAGTAAGAGTAGTTACTGTTTGGCTGTTAAATCCATTGATTAAAACTGCGTCCAGGAATGTAGTTAGCGAGCCCCATGCTGCTGTGATTGTTGGCGCATTCTTCATTAAAGAATGCGACCATTTTACGGGAAGAAATTGACCCATCTGTTACCACCATTTAAAGTTATTTGACGGATCGCCAGTTATATCAAATGCTATTCTTATAACGTTACCATTTTGTAACCAACCTAAAGACACGATAAAAAATGTACGACCAGCATACCCAGCAACATTTATAACAGTATCACGATTATTGAACGGACTATTGTTATTCATTATCCAAAATAGCCCAGGCATCATTCCGCGTATTGACCCACTACTACCGCCTCCAGAATCTTGTAACGTTACTGGAAAGAAATTTGCGCCGCCAGTAACTGGATCCGGATACGCCATACCAGTTGCGTAGCCGGGTGTCTCCTGCGTCGCAAGGCCTTGGAATGTATTAAGAACCCCTTTACATGGAACTGTAGAAGTCACATCACGCATTATCCATTTTCCACTTGTATCGTTTGACAAACAAAAATTAGAGTATGGATTTGGTCCACCAATACTACTATAACTCCATGTTCCAGAATTTGCTGCGATTTGAAGATCGGTTGCTTGGAAGAACGTGTTATAAATGTCGTTAGTCCGAAATGATGGGAATTCTGTGAAAGCATAACCGGCTTTTCCGTATGAGAAGTTAAACTCTGTGAAGAAATAGAACCCGCGGTCATCACCAACAATAGTCCACGATCTATTACCTGAAGAAGGTGTTGTTGATTCTGAGTTATTTGATGCATCAGCACGAGCATAGTACCATTTGTGCCATCCAAGCTGGGCAGTAGCACCAGATCCGGATTGAATAGTTTGATTTGCGGCTAGTGAATTTGTAATTGATGTTGAGAACGGGATGTAATCAATACCTGTTGGTGTAAATCCATCTGGTTTGAAAGCAGGTGCTACCCCAACGCGCGCAAACTTTGCATATGTACCTGTCCATCCAGCATCAAGAGAATTGTCAACACGCAATTGTGGTTTTGTGCTACTTGAATTGGTACTACGATAGATACGGATGTTTGTTGCACTATATGTGATTTCAAATGTCAGCGGTGCTGTAATAGTATTTGGCGTTCCAGTAGCAAGAGTGGCTGGCAATCCGGTAACTGCAAATGTTAGTGTAGTAGATGTTGGTACTGATACTACACGTTGTTCACCGTTGTATTCAGTCTCATTACAGCCCGACACTTTGATAATTTGATCTTGCAGATAACCATGCGCTGTTGCGTATGTAGCAGTTGCAACAGATCCAGATCGAGAAATAGTAGTCGGATTGAGCGAATTAAATCCGTTAACAAGAACTGCATCAAGCATTGTTGTTAAAACGCCGTGAGCATCAGATAGCTGCGGCGCGCCCGCCATTCCAGAGTGGAAATATTTTACTGGATATGTTGCCATCTTAGTACCAAGGTCCTGTTAAATCAAATGCCATATTGGCGCGTGCAATATAATTGTTGGTACCGCTCGCACTTTGGCCCACTGCTGGTTGTACGTTCATATATAATCTTCCATCATTACCATACCATTGCATATGTTCGGGAATTGATGTATTTATGTTACCAATCATATATTTTATGCCGGGCATTTTTCCTCGGATAAAACCACTTGTGTTTTCAGAAATAAATAAATCAGCAATCATGAAATTATTGTCAATCTTACTTGGGAATGTCACATTAGTCTGGTATCCGCTAATTGGCCAAAGCGTGCCTGGATTAAATGCTAATGTATCAATACTTTGGAACGATACTTGAATTGGTAAACCAGTGTTGGTATAATCTTTCATGACTATTTTACCCGAGCCAGTTGCCTTTAATGTATGCATCCAGCAACCTGAATCAGTTTGATTGTATGCGCCGATATTCGCATTTGCAGCCGCATATCGTTCAGTTGCACATAGAATGCTGTTGTATTTGTCGCTACCCTTGAAGCTGATAAAGTCAGTAAAACAGTATCCGCCCTTACCTATGTTTTGCTGAAACTCATTCATCAAGTAGAAGCCACGACTATCACCGATGATTGTCCATTGTTTAGCAGATGTTTGATTACCTAGAGATTCTGTTGTATTGCTACCGCTGTTCCATGCTAACCAAGAGTAATACCATTTATACCAACCGTTAACTACCGTTGCACCAGATCCACTTGACACCCAATTCTTTGTTGGGCTGATAATATCAAACGGCATTTGATTTCCAGTGAATGTGTCAATATCAGTCATTGTATCAGCAACGCCGACTTTAGCATACTTACCGTAAGCACTTGAATAGTTTGCGTCAAGAGCATCATCAACACGCAGATATTGTTGAGTACCTGCTATATCAGAACTACGGTAAACACGCTTGTTTGTTCCACTGAAAGCAATAGTAAATCCAAGTCCGGGAGTTTTCATCGTCAGAGTGCCAGTAGCAGCTAACATACCAGCTGGATTTGCTACTAGAGTAACTGTAAACAGATTTGTAGTTGATGTGCTAGTAACACGGAACTGACCAACATAAGCATCATCAGAAGCGCCTATCAACTCAACTACTTGGTTAATTTGCATACCATGACTAGTAGCAGTAACTACTGCACTTAATGGTCCTTGCATCACAATACTAGTTACTGATAGAGTATTGAAACCGTTAACCAAAACTGAATCAAGTGCGTTTACCAAATCGCCATTGCTGTTATTGATAACAGGCGAACCTTGCATTGTATTATTGTACCATTTGACTGGAAGTGTAGTAGGCATTTAAATTAACTCTATTTGTAAGCGAAGTCCCTGACTTGGTCCAACTCGCTGTAATTGTCTTTTGCTATTACCAACAAAGTACTCAATATCATATCGATCACGTTGACGACGGTAATACACTCTATTATTTAACGTATAGACAAACATAACATCCGAGTTTTGATTATAAAAATCACGACTATCATCAACACAGACTCGGCATGCTGTTGCTCCAGGAAAAGAACGAGTAATGAAGTTCTGCGTCAGTGTATCACGATAATACATGTAACATCCGTCATCTTTCTTCCAAGCGATAACCTGACTCATGTTATTGTCAAACGCACATGACACTGATCGAACGTCGTTTTCAGAACGGGTCCACACGATGTCACCATCAGCAGGCTTCAAACGGATTACATTATCTACATACGAAACATTCCATAGCTTGAACATACGACCGCGAGAGCCATCACCCAAATTTATTCCACCGAGAATGTTCTGCGAATACGGAGTGTATTTCTCATTGTATGGAGCAAGGAATGTACTTGGGACTGGGACATCAGTCCACTCATGCGTACCACTTCCATCAACATGTTGTGGAATCAAATTCTACCCCATGAAATGCGAGTTGTTAGTGAAAGTACATTTGTCGTATCCTTCGGAATAGCACGATCCAGAACAATTTGATATGCAAACACCGCAGTACTCTGACCCCATGATGCACGAATAGCTGCAATACCACCAGTAGAATTCGCTAGTTGAATACCAAATGTCCATGTTGCATCAATGTAATAAGATCCACCAACATATGTGCCGTTACCAGCAGATCCATATGAGCTACCTTGACTCCACCCGGACCCGGTTTGTGTGCCGCTTGGTCCACTTGCTGATACGTCTTGAATAGTTGGATATGATGGGGATGCTCCGTAGAAGCTCATACCCCATGGACCTAACCAACCATAGTAAAACGCTAAAGTCGATGCACCAAAACTGGCTGCGGAACATAATTTGGATGTGTAGTTATACGATGTACCGTTAATTGAGAACGAACCATATGATTCAGTTAGATTTGGAATTACCTTCACACGATAGTAGACAGTCAACTGGTCAATTGCAATTAGTGTAATGGAAATAGGATTACCAAATGTGTCAGTAATTAAAGCTCGAGAAAATAAATTACCCGCTGCGGCTGCCCATCCAACACCAATCTCAGATATGTTACCAACAACCGCACCTTGGGTAAACGTCCATGCAAAAGTGTAGATACACGAATAACCATCTGCAGCTCCCTGATTAACTGCTGATGTAGCCGAGCTATTGCCAGCAGTTGACGATACAAGTTGCGCATCTAATGCTGTTTGTGTTTCAACAGGAGTGCTAACACCAGTACCTAATTTACAGTAAGAGAACACCTGTCCACCAGCAGTATAGAGTGCATCTAATCCTTGGTTAAGAACAAGGTTGTCAAACCATCCAGTCTCCTGAACTACTTTCTCGCCGCGTCGTATAACGAGTTTATACTCGCCAGCGACTTTGTTGTGCATTTGTAAATTGATTGTCATGTTAGAGTTCCTGAAATAATACCCACCCCGCCCAATTCATATTGCTCGATAGGTGTTGTATTTGTTACATAATTTATGGTTACTGTTAAAGTGCCGCTGAGAATATGTGGATGTCGCGCTTCCCATTCTTCCGGTGGGTTGTGATCAATTGTCTTATACGCGATGACTGTTTGTAGAGTACCGCTTAAGATTCGACTATCTCCACGACCAACCTCCTCTGGGGGTTGGTGGTCATATACTGGATAACGAATTACCTCAGTCAATGTCCCGGAAATAATATGGGGATGTCGGGCCTCATATTCATCTTCGGGTTGAGTCATATCTATTCCGTGAGTAATTCCCGGCGGATTTTGACGGATTGACTCATCGTATGCATGGGGGTATAAATTGCTCGTGAAGAACTGGGGTCTATGTTCTCGAGAACAGATAACTCCAATTGTTGCAACTGCATTCATCATACAACGATACTCCCCTGTCGTATATTTATGTCGCGATTGCTAAATTGCCTTCGAGTTCCCAGTAGTCAGGACCTGTTTTGATTGCAGTGACTTTACCATAACGGCGAGCGATATCGAAAGTATCGGGAGACACTAGAGTCACTCCAGGTTTGGCTGCAACCGTTACAATTCCATCAGTACTACCGTTCCATGATACTAGAATTGCGCTACCAATTGGTAACTTTACGTCAGCTTGCATTGGTAGCCAAACTGTTACAAAATCATTAGCAAAACTACGGATTAGAGTATTGTACGAATCCTCTTCAACTAAAGTATAATCTTCAGTAATGTCTTTGATTTGGATGAAGCGATTCGCAATGATTGCTCGAGCCCATTCCAGTTCCTCAGCCCAGCTGATAAGACCGTCTTGGAGGACTTTAAAGTTTGCATCAATCTCTTCATTAGTTAGAGTTGTACCTTTTACTGAGCTAAATTTGGGAATTTGTGGAAGCCATGTTTCACGATATGTGATTGGGAGGACGTCGGAGATTTTAACACCATCCCAGCCGACCGGAAAGTGCCAGGTTTGTCCTGTAGCTTGATTACCAGTGATGGCAGTTGTCTGGTTCTTAATTGTACAGAAGGATCCAGGAGCCGCTCGGAACCAGTTACCTTGTACGGATAACGTTACATTTGCCATTTATCATCCCATAATAAAATCAAGGGGCGATAGTTTACCCATGATTTCGTTTTCAATATCTTCAGCCTCTTGTTTTCCTTCTTCGTACAATGCTTGTCCGTCTAGTGTTACACCACCGGGCAATGTAATACCACCGAATTTCTTGATGTTGCCACCCCATTGACGTTTTAGCAATGCAGTAACATAGTGTTTTAGATTGTTGTCGTTCCAGAACTTTGTCGCATCATCTGGATCCAACGCTCTATAGCAATCAATGAGAATGTACTCGCCCTCAGCAATTTTAGCATTCCAGTTTTGATCGATGTACAATTTGCTAGTTAGCTTGTTCCAACGGAATTGCTTTTGAGTGTTTAAAATCTGATCAAGCAAATCTAAATGCATCATTGATTGTACATAGTATATCATTGATGTAGATGTCAAATCTCGGAGATCGTTCATACGCAATTGATACTGGACGTCAAAAATATTAGCATCAGAATTAGCTTGTGTTCCAGTAGTTGGGAATACACGATTTACACCAAAAATTAAATCCGGAAGTGTGATGTATTTGTTAGTGATATCAGTAGCGGTTACTAAATGCTTTAGGTACACGCGCTCAATACCATCCCAATAGTAATCGCGGAAATATGCGATTGCATCGTCAACTACATCGTCAGCTTGTTCATCAGTGATATTGATTTCAACAAGAGGTGCTCCAAGTTTACGGTAGCAATATTGAATTAGTTCGTCGCGACTTGTAACATTAGCCATTATTCTTCTCCAGAATTTACACTCAACGTTTTGTTCAGTGCTTCAAGAACTCGGTAGTTCTTTACTGTACATAATTCACACAATATTAGATTCTCATGGTGTGCTGTAATGCCAACCATACGTGCTTCCATCTCGGAAAGCTTTTTGAGCAACTCAGTGATTTGTACCGATTGGGCAACATAAGCAGCTTCCATCGTAGATAAACGCTCACGTACTGCCTTAATTTCTTTGGCTTGTTCTTCGTAAGTATTGGACTGGATGTTATCGGCGGTGACTGATTTATGTGCTTTTGCTGACTCGACGCGTTCCCGACGCATCCACCATCCAATAGATGTGGCGATTACAGCAATACCAGCAATTATTGTCCCACCAGTCTCCCCAAGTTCATTAATAAAACTAGCTAGCATTGTCTTCCCATTCGCGATGTGTTAGATATCTTATTAGTAACCATAGTGAAATCATTGCCCAATATAGGTGAACCCAATTGAAAAGTCTAAAAAGCCCTTGACTGTAGTGGTAGCACCTGGAACTATTGGGGTAGTTGACTGACGGTATGATATTTGTGTTGGCATACCGTATTTATATCAATCAACCACGCGATACTAGAACGCCTGCGAAGTTGGTTACGTTAGTACCGAAGGCGACGACTGGTGTTGTACCAGTAGCCGTAACACGCAATTCGAATGTATCACCAACTGCTGTGGTTTTAAACAGGTCAGTAATGCTTGCTGTGAGAGATGTAACTGATGCTCCGGTTACAGTCTTAGTGTAAACTGCTGCAGCATTCATCCATAATTCTATAGTCATTGCAGTCAGTGCAGTTCCAGTAACTTGGACGTTACCAGTTAATTGATAGTAACCAATTACACCTGGAGTCCAACGGAATGTAGTTGTGCTATCGAAAACGCTAACGCTATCGAATGTTTCACCGTTGAATGGTAATACGACTGATGCTGCTGCACTTGTCAACGCAAATGTGGTTGTATTACGAAATGCACGGAACACAGGTTCTGCTAAAGAGCCGTGCACGTGATCTTGACGTGCGAAACGAGTTGATGTACCAACAACTGCTGTTGCTGCTGCCGATACTGGAGTAGCTGAACCCGCTTGCCCAATAACAAACGCAGTAGTCGCTAATAATAGAGAACTGTTATCAACTGCTGGAGTTGATGTTGCTGTTGGAGTAACAAGAGCGGGACTTGAGTTATTTGCTTTTGTTGCAATGTTACCGTCTAGCTTATTGATAGCTTGGAGGATCGTATCAGTAACTGCTACAGTACCAGAACCTGATGCAAAACCAGTTAGAACCTTACTAATTACAGATGCATTAGTTACAGTCGTTGCATTACCAGTTGAAGTAACTTCACCAGTTAGATTAGCGTTAGTAGCATCGTTTCCAATCAACTTATTGATAGCTTGGAGGATCGTATCAGTGGAAGCAACTACACCAGCGCCTGGAGATAATCCAGTTAGAACCTTACCAATTACAGTTGCATTTGGAACTATAGTAGAATTACCAGTTGAAGTAACTTCACCAGTTAGATTAGCGTTTGTTGTTACAGTAGAAGCTAGAGTGGCGGTATTAGCATTTCCACTGAAGTTTGCGGCATACAAAGTGTCAGTGGATGGCTTGTAACGTAGATTAGTAGAGCTGATACGATACGGGACAGCACCAGTACCATTCGATGCAGTTGCACCAAATGCCCACATCGGGAACACAAATGCTGTATTTGTAACGTCATCAGTAATCGCAGTGTTGGTTGTCAACAGATCTAACTGATCGGCAATTGACTTGATATTTCCATCAATTTCCAGATTAGTCAGCGGCGTACCCTTAACCGTTGTGGTTGTTGGTACTGTCGGTGTTGACGACGCGCGGTATTTAATTTTTGCCATTTATGTGTTCCAGTATTTTCTGCATCTGTTTCTTTAGTGTATTTACTTCATTCTGTAGACTATCAAAAGCGTCATGCTGCATCCGACTCTTCATGAAAGCCGCTTTGTCAACTACAACGATACTCCTATCGTCTTTCTTGTACAGCCCCTTGAGCGGTGATCCGTTACGATCAACTATCTGCTTCATGTTGCGACGATAATGCTACGGTATTGGTCAATAACCGGATATGAAATCTTATCATTCGAACTCAATACAATCTTAATGTCGTACATGTCGAATCCATCGAGATCGTCAATCTTAAACTCGTAGTCTTGATATTCGCCAAGTTTGCGTGCTAAGTTGCGGGCTGTGTCGCATGTCATCTCAACCCAATTACCACTCTTATGTGGTACAGTGCTGGCTGCTAATGAACTACGGAAGTAGACATTAAAAGATGTTGTTGCAATGCTACTAGCAGTAACAATAACGCGAGCGCCCTTGGAAATAGTTTCCAATTGGAATGGCTGGCTAATGTAACGCGCATAAGCAGTCCCACCGCTTGGAGTCAACTCAGTTGCTTTGTCGAATGTCGATGCTGGGTTAGTCAGAATGTCATTGACGTTATTATTTTCCAGTACCAAACGCGGTGTTGCACGTAAATCTAGCATTGGGGAAACGTTAACATTCTTTGATTCAAAATATAATAGCATTTCTGCGGAAGAATCACTACCGAAGAACAATTGCTCATTATCCAATGTAGCAATAACTGCTTCTTTGTCTAGGATAGTTGCTTGGCTCAATGAGATGTTTTCGTGTAAACCAACAAGGTAGTTCTCATCAGTTGTGCGTAGGGTAGCGCTCAATCCTGTTTCATTCGGAACTATAGTATTCAACAGTGGAGCAACTGCTTGGTAACGACGGTTTAAACTTGTCGCGAAGATCGCTTCATCAATAACAGTTAAAGATGCACCGGATCCAGTTCCATCAGTAATCTTTACAGTTGGTGTAGTCATGTAACCAGTACCAGCATTTGTGATAGTCACAGTGTTAATCTTACCACCAGAAGTTGTAACTGTTGCTGTTGCACCAGTACCATCGCCAATGATTTGTACTGTTGGAGCCGAGTAATTGATACCACCATCGTCAATCTCAATCGCTTCCATACGTCCTGTTGATGACAAGATTCCAGTAGATGTTGCGTTGGTAGCGCCCAAGCTAAATGTGAATGTGAAATCGTTAACCCGAGTTACAGTATATCCAGTTGAACTTGACAATATAGCAGATGGGATCCCACGGTATGTAGCACCTGTCAATCCACGTAGGATAATCGTATCACTAGTCTTAAAACCGTGTTGCATTGGCAACGTGCAAGTCACCAGAGGTGAGCTGTTTGTAACTGAGAAATACTTACCGGGAATACGATCGTTTGGAGCAACTGCGCGCAACTTCAACGATGCTTGAGAAGAGATATCAAATTTGGCGCGATATATGTTGAACTTAATGTCTTGCGTTTGCTCAGCAGTCCATGTAATGTTGTTTTCCGATTTAAACATGGAACCAACGAATGGTTGTTCACTAATCGTCTTACCAGTTTCTATAGACTTTGCACCCATCTCAGATGTGAAGGCATAGTATGAATTTGAGTTGGACAGCAGGACGAAACAGAAATCCTTATCTTCAGGCAAGTAGATTGGACGTGGGAAGATAAACTTTGTACCAACCAATGCAGTATTGCTTGTGTTAACTGAGCTTGGATTTAACGAAACAAAAGACCATTCATTAACCAAGTCAGCTGCTGGATAACCGTTTTCTACATTACGCAATTCACAACGCACTGGAATTGACGCATCCTTCGCTTGAAAGAACACTTCAATCATCGTTACAAAACAACCACCCTTGATACCATAGGTGAAGAATGTCTGAGCAAGCGGATCGCCCGGCGGACGGGTTGTATTAACACGCACTACATTTTGTGTAATAACATTAATAGTTTTCTGAAATGTATCCAAGAAACCATTAGCAGTAAACAATGTAGTCGCAGAGCTAACTGCGCTTCCAGCAAATGCTTCAGTTTCATAGTTGGATGTATCAAGCAATTTGAAAATACGCTCACCAGTGTTAAATGTGTTCCCCGGCATGCGGAACTCACCAGTAATTTTACCAGCAGCGTCTGATACAATCTGATCACCTAAGTTCTTACCGTCTTGTTTAATAAATTCATCCACGCTCTTAGTATCAAAGAATGCGTAGAATTTACTATTTGGTTTCAAGTCAGTTGCAGCAAACTTAATCGTCTGTGGACGAATAAAAGAAAGTGATTTATAACCAACCAAACTGGTACGTGATTTTGTACGTGTTACCATTGTATTCCTATTTTCTAGTATTTATTATACACTATTAGAGTGATTTGTTGGAGTAAAAGTCCACGGATTTAATATTATGGTGCAAGATGAAGTTTCTATTAACATCACCAGCTAAGAAGCATTTGTTACCGCATGTAATGTGGCGAACTAATCCCATACCAATAAACTTAACATCAATAATCTCTTCCCAACGCAAAACACCGTTTAATTCAGTAACAGTGTGCTTGCCTAGCATATCCGGAGCATTGACTAAAGTTCCATTAATAGTTGGGATGGGTGCAGTAGAAGAACATGTTAATTTGACACCTAAAGTGGATGTCAGGCAATACAGAGGTTGTTCTTTAGTTTCAGCGAATGTAACTTCGTCAAAAGAACGTTTCCATGTATTTGGATCAACTGTTGGTATGATCATACCAACATTGATATCTTTAGCTTGCATTCCATTTTCCAGCCATGCATCAAGAACAACACAGCCACCTCCACCATAGCTAGGAATTATAACTTGAAGCGGTAATGATGGAGGTAAGTATGCCCATCCCCATGGTCCTAGAACTGGAGGTGGAGGTGGAGCAATAATTGGTGCCGGCGCTGGAATTGGCGCTGGCGCTGGTGGAGGTGGAACAACTACTGGTGGCGCTGGGATTGGAATAATCACAGGAACTGGTGGTGTTGCTGCCACTGGTGGAGGTGTTACCTTAATCTCAACCTTTGGTACTGGTGGGATAATTACAACCGCTGGAGTGATGATTGGTGGAGTAATAATCACTGGACGTGGTGGTTGGATAAACACAAACTCAGTGATAGTCTCAGTTGATGTCTTAACGATATCAGCTAAGTTTTCAACTTCAGTCCAAGTGTCATCCTTTGGTACAATTTCCAGCGCGCCTTGCCAGCTAAACACAGCAAACGGGTTAATGTTGGTAATACGACTCGATACGCCTTGTGAAGCAAGGATAACGTTTTCATAGTTCAGTGTTGCGATATCATTGATAATGGATACGTTAGTACCAACCGATACTGGAGATAACATTGTTTCAATACGATCAAACAATGGTTTAATCTTACCAGAAACATACGATACCTTAAATCCTGGATCAGTTACATCCGAGATAGCATCAGCATCGCTAAAGTTATCGACTAAGTAACCGCTCTTGTAACGTGATAGTCCAGTTGTTGTGTCAACAATGTCATAGTTAACTGCGCTCTGTTCTGCTTCGGATAGAGTGATGTAATCTTCGATGTTAGCCACACGCTTGTCTAGAGAAGCAACATCGCGCATAGTGTAAACACGGTTATCATTCTTCTTAACTGTACAATCAATTGCCTTGGCAGTATAAGGAGGAACTGTAATAGTTGCCAGCTTGATAGAATCTGCTGGCAGTGGCTTCTCTTTTGGTACGTCAGCTGGAGTACCTGTTATAATACTTAATGTACCATCCTTGCTGAAGATAACAGAGTCAATACGACCAACATAGTGGCGAACAGTTGCAGTAATACGGGAATCATTCTGAACTAGCTTGCTTACAGAAGCGCCAGTACCGGTAAATGTTCCATCAGTACCAACGCGCGGACGGAAGTCTAACACATTGCGTAGGTTGTATGTCTTACGGTCGTTTTTACTAGTGTAAGATAACAGTGGAGAATCATAGTAACCAGACATTGTGGTGTACGAGTCAACGCTGAAGTAATCTCCAGAATTATGGCTAAAGTAATCGTATGTGACTGTCACATTGTATGCTGGAGTTTGTGCTCCAGCTTTCAAAGTAATTGATCCACGATCGTAAAAATAATCAGTTTGACCATTATCGTATGAGTAGCTAGCAGTTACATCAAGTTCGTTTGCTCCACCAGCGTCTTGCACAACCTTAGTAACACGAACCAAGTCAGCATGTGGCAACACAAGTGTCGCAGAACTTGGATTTATTGCAGCAGATACAACATTCTGGACTAGAGTTTTTGTCTTTGGAGCACGTGATGCACCAGTTACAGTAGCAGCACAAAATACGCTCAATGTGCTACTTGCTGGGCTAATGCCGCTAAAGGATACAGATAGCCCGTCTGGAGCGACTGTTGCTGTTGACAATGCTTGGATACCGCTGGAAGTAACCAGCAACATGTTGCCTTCTTCCTTTGGATTGATTGTCATACCAGTTACAGTCATTGTACCAGCACCACCAGTAATAGTCACAGTTTGTTCATGATAAACAGTGTAAGAAATATCACTAACTTCGCTGTCACCCTTGGCGCTGTATGTGTAATCATATGGAAGTGGAACTAGCAGATTGTTAGTTACATTCTTAACGATAACTTCTTTGTCAATAACCTTAGCAGTTCCGCCGGATGTCATACCAAGAATGGTATCACCAATCAGTGGAGTTGATTCACCCACGCAACGAGTGTTAACGTACAAGACGCCTTCAGGGCGCAGGTACTTTATAACGTTACCGCAGCGAGCTTCTGATTCAACTTCTTCGTTTAGAGTAAACGCCAAGCTGTTAGTCGAAACCACAGTTAATTTATGCAATACAGTAGCAATCTCTGATGCACCATATGTGATGATACCAATCTCATCTACTGAGTGTGTTGGTCCCACAGCAATGTCAGTAACAAACATCTTGTAGATTGCATTGGTTGTGGTTGTGTTGGATTCAACAAAATCAACTGCCAACAATGTAGCTGAACCAATAACAGTTCCAGCCGTAATATCCTTCAGTGTAACTGGCGAATGCAGCTTAAAGCTAGGTAGATTAGACAGTCCAGTAACGTAAAACGCTTGTCCAAAGGATGGGACAATATTAATAACGTTCTCTTGGATGGATTCAACATCACGCGCTTTGTTAACAGTCAGCAACGTATCTGCTATCTTTTCGTTCTCGAATCCCTTGATGTATGCCTTACCAGCAGCAATAGTGTAAATCATCTTAGATGAATCACCGCCAGCTGTAGAAACATAACGACCGTCGTTCAGTTCTGATTTCAAGTGTTCACGAGTTGTTACTTTCAAACCAGTTGTAACATAGTCACCGTTTGTGTCATAGTTACGACGAGCCAGACCCTTGTCCAACTCATTATATTTTGGATAGCGGCTATGCTCTTCAAGAACGCCTTCATTATAGCGCATCAACTCGATGTAATCGTCATTTACAGCTACACTTAAATCCAGAGTAACTAGGTTCAATGTAATTTGTAGACGATCTGCGCCTGGAGCCGCATAATTATATGAGCCCTGAGCTGGATCCAGCAACGTTGCGTCGTCATCCGATGTTACAACGCTTTCAACGATTTGTAGCAATACGCGAGTGCTTGGAGATGCGCTGTACTTGGAAATAACAACTGATTGCTTATTAACAGTCGCGAACGTGCCGTTTACATAGTAAACACCTTGGTCGATATTAGCAACTGCGGCTGCACCACATGGTGTTCCGCTTGCTGTGGTAAATGTAGTCGAGATGCCTTCAACAGTCAACACTTCACTCGCCAGGAATACCTTTTCACCGTTTGTACCGGAATTGCTATAGGAAACATACAGAGTATCAGGATCAGTCAAAGTCTTAGCAATGCCCTTACGGATGATACCGCGCAAACCGGAAGTCGCACCAACAACAAACTTGCCTTCAAGTGTAGCAATATCGTAGGATGTATCAACCAACTTCACATAACATACATTGAAGTCGGAATTGATGTTACCCGGAATAACTACGGAGCCATGCTTAAACACGTGATTGCCAAACTTAGCAATCTGATTCTTCAGTATTGATTGAATCTGTGTTAGTTCACGAGCCTGAATACTATTACCCGGCTTAAACAGGATTTGATAGAATTGTTTAGACTCATCAAAGTCGTCATAGTATGGATTCGAATTTAAATTGATTGTCATTTTAACACTTTATGTATGTTTTGAGTGCCAGGCTTTGTTCCGATGTAAACTTGAACGGTACCTCGGATGCTACTGTTAGGATGTCACCACTGTATTTATTGACTGCCGGAGAGGATATTAAATCAGTCGCAAACCAAGTTGTTGTACCATCTGATAGCGAACCCAACGGTGGAACATTGTTTCCCGATAGCGGTTGCAGGTATGCTGTTGTTGCATCAAACTTTACAACCAAATAGCGATAGTTATTCGCCGAGCGTAGTTCCATATCAGATGCCATTCCAGAAGTTGACAACATAGTCATCTTGTATGCCAACAATGCTTCTGATGTTGATGTAAACGAGTTGCTGTACAGTTGACGTGGATTCTTAATGACACCGTATTGGCGGAAGTCTTGATTAATATCTGAGATTATCGAGTTAGCACTTAGAACTGAGCTGATACAAATCACATCTGCTCCCAGTTCATTCACTGCATCGTATCCATGTCCATAATATGGAGCCTTAATTGCGCTTACTGTTGCTGTTACTGGACTTCCACCTGTTGGCGCTTCTACTACAAAATCCGCATAGCTGTAACCAGAACCAAATGTCAGCATCTTCACGCCAACCAATGTTCCAGTACTCATAATAGCCAGTGCAGTTGCACCCTTACCGTCACCAGTGATAGTAATCTTTGGTGTAATTAGCGGATCGTACCCATTACCCGCAGTAGTAACCTTTGCTGCATAAATTCCACCAGCCACTGCTAGCTGCTCAACTACAGATTGGTCAGAGATTGTATCGTTCAATCCAATGTTAGCTGTCAGACTTGCACCAGTACCTGTCCCACCAACTGTTAAAATCATGTAAGAGTAGCCAGTTCCATTGTTCTCAATAACAACATCAACAATTCCACCAGCGTAAACCACTGGAGTCAATACAGCGCCAGATCCATCGCCCTTTACAGCAATAGTGGAACTGTTGTTGCTTACATAGCTAATGCCTGGATCAACAACCAGAACTGATTGAATAACACCAGCAGAAACTATAGCAGTTAGGATTGCTCCACCACTATTCTCTGGATACTTGTGAGTTCCTGCTCCCGCAATAACAATTGTTGGAGCAGTTGTATATCCGGATCCGCCACTAACAATCTTAACACGGATAATGCTACCCGCTGCATCAATAACTGGAATCAGTACAGCACCGCTCCCATCACCAGATACAGATAATGTAGTTGCGGATGCGCTTGAGTATCCAGAACCGGGAGCATTGATAATAATATCTTCAACTGCTCCACGATTGTAGAAGGAATCACTGATCGCATTTTGAACTGGAATGTATTGACTATTTGTAAACTTGAATTGCTTAAAAGATGGGATTGAATACATGTATTTCCACACGTAACCATCAGCGGCGCGGAACACTTCTAGCCCATCACCCGCTGATGGTTCAACTGTAGAAGCAACTCCACCATTGTTATCCAAGCACTTGTAAACACGAAAAGAGGTGTTTACAACGTAGAAGTTCAAATCCTCCATTGCTACTGTATCATCCCAACGGGCATAGGTAGTTCCAGTCACCCAATCGTAACGATTAGCACATAGAGAAACATCGTTTGGCATGATTTTATTCATGTATAGCATATTCTCACGGATGCTTGAATCATTAGATAATGTCAATGCAGTAGTGCTTTCTGGCGGAAAATCCGGTACGCCCCAGCTAGATGCTTTACCTAGATAGTAGTAAAGGTTGCTCTTTTGGAGTTGAACTTCCTTAACAAACTGAGATGCTAGATTTGTGTGAAATTCTTGTTTGAGAATTTGTGACATTAATTGACCCTTACGTTCCAGGTAATAACTAAATTATCGGATGTTGTCTTTGTGATAGCGTTGAACGCAGTTCGGCACATCATAATACCACCAGTAGATGCAGTAAACAATCCAGCTTCGCGATAAACACCGCTTGTACCTGTTGGATATGTTGTAACAAATGTAGCAACATTTAGAACAGATGCCCCACTATTAAACACACGGCGAGTCCCACCCATTTCCGCGTCCAGTGTTGTTTGGTCTGCCGCTGCGGCTACATTGGAACTTCCCAGAGCAACGTAAGTTGCCTTTGTAGATCCACCAGCGATTAGACCCGCAATTAAGTTCTTGCCAGTATCCACAACCATGTTATGGATTTCGCGAGTGTCTTTAACAACGCCATTAGCATCGATGATTTGGATAGTCAAGTCGCCTATCAGTTTGACGTTATCACTAAAACTCATGAACCTACTCCTGTGGCGCTTACTCCGCTAACACCTAAGCGGAAGTTGACTGTTACATTGTTGATAGCTGTATTAGCTACAACACCATCCGGATTTGGAGATCCGTGAGTGTTGATAATAGCTACTTCACTATTTATTAACTCGAATTTCTTTATCAAAGTGCTACTGAACTTAGTTCCCGCTGGGTGAATCAAGTCAATAGAACTGCGGTACTCGTTGATGTCACGAGTAGTTTGTAATGAATATGCGTAGGCTTGGTAATACAGATTGTCGTGGATACGACTATTCTGATTAGAAATCAAACTACTATCATCACTGTATGTTGACTTCTCTTTTGCGTAAGCTGAGTTGACTACTTTGATAGTCGCATAGGATGCTTCCCAAACGACTGGATCTTGTGTTTGTGATTCTTTAACCGGATCCAATAGCGGCTGATATGCTTGTAGAGTACCCATGTAATCTTCAAGTTGATAGTCTTCGTTGAAGAATTCACTGCCTCCAAGCTGGGTTAGAGAAATAACAACACCGTCACCAACTGGATCAGTGTTATCGTATATCGTTAGAGCTTGCTCATAGTGACCGTCATCCTGTTGAACTTGGGTAAATGTGTTTGAGTTACTTGAATTATCCGCAATTGATTTGTACGATGAAATTGAGTATTGTTCTGCAGATAGTGGATATCCGTATTGTAGAATCTCAATACCTTCAAGTCCAGTATCAGCGTTTACCTTTGTGACACGACAGATCGTAGACAATCCGCCAGTTGTTGCTGGAAGCTGGATAATCTGTCCTTTACGCCAATCAGCACCCTTGGTAACAGGAACAACACTGCTTGGAGTCGGCTTAACAACACCGGTGAATGTCTCAATGCTATTCTTAGTTACAGTAACCTTGTCTCCGATTTCAGCAGCATAGCCAACTGGCGGAACAAAGTAGACAGCGTATGTATTTGTGTCTAGTGTTTTAATCTTCACTAGTTCAATAAGGTTCTTGGATGTACCGCTAACAAAGTGAAAGCCTAAGACTTCCGCATCAAGATTCGAATTGCGAGTGAGTACTACGTTCTGACTATCAGTAATGGAATCAATAACACCAACAAGCTCGCTATTGATATACAGGGAATTACCAATATTCGTAGAATCAAAAGCAGGCTTGCTGCTATGTATATTCTTAGAAGCCTTGCTAGCAGTGATACCGCCGACACCAGCCTTTTTAACTTGGGTTGTGACAACAATTGGGTCATGCTCTAACAGTGTTCCAGTTTTCTTGGTTACATAGAAAAAGAAGTCACCAACTGCCTTTGCTCCAGACGCAACCAAATAGTCTGGACGAATGATTTCAACGTCATCACCAAAGTACGCATTAAAGAAATATGTGAACGCTTCTTCTGTACCCTTACGCGAGAAGAAATCCTTATTATTAAGGATAAAATCCTTCACGCTCATGTTCTTTGGATCGCTAAATCCCTTGGCTACAATGTTCTTGTATAGATGGATGTAATCAGCATCCGCATTATCCAGAAATGCAGAGTCAATGGTCTGCAGACTTTCCATGTAGCGATAATACGCTTCAATGAAAGCTACAAGACCCGGATACTCTGCCTGGATAAACTCAGGCAGTTTTATACTCGATAAGAGTGCTAATTTATTCATCTTGACAATGAGAAGACGTGTTCAGTACGTGCGTTGCGGACTTGGGATAGCTTATCAACTAGGATATTTACCTTCACATGTTCCGGCTTCATACGGACAATAACACCATTTGGTGGAATAACGTCGTACGAGCTTGGATAAAATACAAATTCAAACTGCTCATCGTATAGCGATGTTAATGTGATATTGTTTAGGTTAATCTTACCGTTGAAGTCAATAGTACCTACTGTCTCTTGATAGAAAGGTACACCGTTCGCATCTTCAGTGTAGAATTCAATATCAGATCCATTGTTCTTCAAGTATCCACGATCAGTATATCCCTTCATGTAGAAGCGAGTGCTAAAGAACGTTGCAGTATTACTTGATGCAATTGGGTTATAGAAGTTGATACTATAGTTCTTCTCTACATTATACATCGGCTTTATTGTGTAACGGATACGGATTGTGTTGATTGAGCTAACAATTGACAGCTCTGTTGAGTCAATCTTTGTAGTCAACACCGAGTGGCGATATGCGCTCTCAAACTTAGCTAGTGTATTTCCATAGTCGTTGATAACTGCGGTAACTTGATTAGCCAGTTCTCCAGCAGTGTAAGCAGTCTTACCTGGAGCGTAGTAAACGTTCGCTTCAATTTCTATGTTATAGTATGCTGGATCTACGAACTCTGGAGTTACTGTAACCATGCTACGACGTCCCAGAATACCTTGCTTAATCTCATTCTTTTCCAGCGCACTAAACACATCGCGACCGTAAGGTTTCGCTGAGATAAACACCTTACCGTATTGTGGTGGAATGTTATCTTGTCCGCCCCATACGTTAATCGACTCAATCTGCGGATACATTTCGGATACGACTGCTGCGTAGTCATTAGCAGTTACAGCACGGTTCTGGGCTTGATAGCTTAGTGGAGCAAAGAAGCGGATTGATTCCTTATCCTCTTCATCGGATCCCATTGCGCTTGCCAAGTTAGTGACAATGTCATAACCCTTAGTAGAATCTAGTCCACCTGCGTATGAGAAGATAGCTGCTGCGTTTGCTGCAGCACCGCTCGAGATCAAATAACGCATTGTAACGACGCAACCGTTTGGAACAACGGTACCAAATGTACCGTCACCGAATGTTACTTCGTACAAGTTATCCTCAACATGACGAATAAAGAACACGTTATCAGTGGACTTTGTGTCAACAGTAGATTTAGCATTGTTGTATATTGTAGTGCTGCTATTTGATGGATCGAATACTGAGATCTTGATGGTAGTCGTATCTACGTTCAGTTCCGGAACAACATAGCGAGTCTCTGGATTAGCGACGTATGTAATCTTACCTAGAGAACCTTCGTATATTAGAACGTTTGAAAATGTGAAGAATGACTCGCTTGGGAGTTTAGTTATGCTAATTGGCTCAATTAGATTGAACGTAAACTGAGTATTATTTACTTCAGTTGTGAACGTTGCTCCGGCATCTAGAGTCAGGGCGTTGGAGCTAATTCCGTAGGTTCCAACGGTAATATCCACGTTTGCACGCGCGCTTGAAACGCTACGTGGAACATAGCCTAGCAGTTTAGCTAGTGAGGAAATACTACTACGCTTGGATGCGCTATCAATAAACATCTCATTGATAGCCATATTCGTGTAAAGAGCATTGTAGTGCGTATTGTACGCCAACAGATCAATTACAGTGGAAATAACAGAGCCGTCAAAGTCGTAATCAGCGAGCTCATCCTGATCTGATAGAAACATCTTTAGATTTTGCTTAATACTAGAAAAATCCAAGTCTCCAGTATTGATTAAACGGCTTGTCATCTTGTTCTATCCAATGCGAATGTTATGTTGAACGGCTTCTCAGTGTTCTTGATCTTGAAGTTAATGTTGACCATAACTTCGTTATTATCGGGCTTTGCATCAATATTTATTGATGTGACAGTTACTCTCGGTTCATGGTTTGTGATTGCATTCAGTATCACCTGCTTCATTATAATGATAGTCGTGTCGTCGATTAATTCAAACAGGAAACGGTTTAGCTGCGATCCAATGCTACTATCAAACGGGCGCTCATAGTTACGAGTCAGAACAAGGTTCTTAATCGAGAATTTGATTGCCTGCTCATCCTTGCGTAGAGAGATGTCACCAGTAATTGGATTAGCTGCAAACGTTGCATCTATGTCTGAGTAATTTCTATATTTGCGTGCCATTAGTATTTCGCTTCCAAATCTGATATATCCGCAAACTGTTGTGCGAACGTTCCATCGGAGAATCCAGGTTTAGTTCCACCACCATCGCCAGCGATTACATTTGGCGATCCTTCTGCATTAAAAGAACCACAAGCAATTTGATCCCCAACTCTTGCCAGCGACTTACCGTTAACAAATACAGTTGGTGCTCCCTTTGCTTGATGTGAATCGTGGCATTTACCGGAACAATGCACAATCCAATGATCACCAACTCGATGTGCCCCAAGATTATTTATGAACACATCTCCGGACGCTGAATCGTTTGGGCGCGGTGGCCAGGGTCCATGACCCGTACATATATCACCTAATCTTACTGCTGCTGGCATTATGCTACCGAGATGATTGTTGTTAGGTTCGGGCTAACACGTTTGTCGTTTACCATTGTAAACTTCTCCATACGCAATCCACGCTTGTCGTTAAACGCAACATGAATCCATGTTGATGATCCACGAGTCTCAAAAATCAACTGAGTATATGCTGGCAATAGTTTAGCGATTTCAACGGCTGCTTCGTAATGTTGCATACGGTTAAATCCGCTCAACTGGAAGTCACAAGCACACCCATATAGGTGATCGGATGTTGTAGATCCGCCTTTTGGAACGCTATTACGGAATCCGCTGGTTGGGTGCATGTTTGGATACGCCTTCTTGATTGGCTCGAGACAGTTTTCAGCCAGCTTCTTTAGGTTACATACTGCTTCAGCTCGAGTGAGTTGAACTGCTGGAGGTGAGCTTAGACGATCTCCATTCAAGTCTCTCAACTTAAAGTTTGGACTCAACTGGAACGACAAGTCAACAGGACCTTCGTTTGGAATCATCGAGCAGTCAGTTACCTTTGGATTTGGTTTTTTCTGATCAGTTGTGTCTTTAATTTCTTCAGTTTGTGGCGCACTATCATTTGGTGCTTGAGTTGGATCCGAGCTGTCAGTTACACCACTTGCTTCCAGCTTCTTATTGTAATCTGTTGGATCTCCATCCTCTGGAGTTTCATATTGAGCAACTTGTTCATCGCTACGAGTCGGAACTTGAAGTGTTGGGAAGTCTGGCAAGCCACCAGCCGAACCTTTTCCAGTTACATTACTGAGACTCTGTCCTTTACCGCTGTTCAAGTCAAGACGGCTTCCATCCCATGAACCAGATCCGCCAGTATTGATCATAGTGTTACCGCCAGAAGCGATGTTAATATCACCCTTGACATTCATGTTCAAATCACCAGTAATACCCAGGTTAAAATCGCCACCAACTGTTTGGTTAACGTTACCAAGTACATCAATGTTAGCATCGTTTTCGACGCGAATATTATTATTCCCAATGATTGTCACGTTCAACGATCCACGAATTAGAACGTTACCGTTCCGTTCCAGGATTTCATATGCGTCACCAACAATACGATTAACTCGTGTTCCGTTAACATCAATTTCCTCATATGTTCCGGAGCGGTGATATGTATGGATACGTTCGTTACCCTCTGTATCATCAAACTCTTGTACGTGTCCGCTTTCAGTTACACGCGCATGATTATATGGATACTTGGCATTGTATGGGATTGGAGGTTGACTCCATTTACCGTCGCCTCCCGAGATAACACCCTTTGCGCGTGCTGACTCTTTAGCAAACACAATAGTCTGGTCAATCTTTTCGTGACGTGCTAGACGATGTGTATCCGGCTCATCGAAGAACTTTGGATAAACGCCGTTTGGATCCTTAAATCCTTCTAGCTTACGAGTTTCAGTAGTCGTTGATCCAGTTTGTTTCGCATCAGCTGCACCTGGTTGTTCCCCGGGCGCGTATGGAGTGACAACTGGATTTTGAGTTGCGGCATCAACTACTGGTTGTGTTTGCTCTGGAGGTGGAGTAACACTACTCATGTCCTTTGTTGGGAATCCATCCTTACTAAACAGAGCTTTTTCACGACCGCGGCGCGCAGCTAATGTGCCTTTGTTGTTTCGAAATGTAGTAATCAAGGCAGCAGCTTGTTCGTAGTTTGCCGCATTGACTGCACTGAATACTGCGGAACTTGTCATGCCATCAACACCCGCATTGTACGCCATGGATACAAGCGCATCAAACATACTTTGAGTAACTGGAGCAGTCAGCTTCTTCTGTATCTGTGGACCAAAAAAGTTGTTAACTGCATCCTTCATCAACGCATCCGCTTCATCCTTTGTTAGACGAGTTTCTGATGTAACTGGATTCGATTTACCACCATTGAGAAACGTAGATCCCCACCCAATAGTCCAGATACCCTTTGTATCTTGATATGGATATATTGGAGTATTTCCAGCTAAAGCATTGAACTTCTCGACACGGATGTAATTGTTCTTACCTTCAACAGTGCTACTGAACGCTTCTTCATCTCGGATGCTAGTAAAGCAATCAGGACCAGGAACTAAGGCAGACGTTGGCTTCTTGATTGTCGAATCAACTGCGCTTAACTTACCTTCTGGAGCCTTTGGCGTTCCAGATTGTACTGGATCACCCGAGCTGTCTTTGAGAATAAAACCGTCGGATGTTGTCCAAACTGCTGACTCAGTAGTAAGAACAACCTCTACTGACTTATCAACAGGTTTAACAGGAATACCAGCAACTGATCCAATGATGATTGGTTGCTGTTGATTTTCATCGCGGAAAATAACAATAACAGTCGTACCCTCAACCAATCCTGTTGGCGATTGTCCAATACCGCTATTAGCAGCACTAGTGATTGGCTGCATAATTGTAGCCCAAGGTAAATCTGCTGTTGGTAACTCTACTTTGTCTGGCGAGTGTAATCCCAAGACACGGACACGGCAACGGCCCAGTTTTAGCGGGTCGTTTAGACGATCTTCAACTACTCCAACATAGTACATTATTTGGTCTTTCCAATAGAATCGCGAATTAGCTCAAGCGTGCATTCATGTTTACCAGTACGGTCAAACCGATGTGCCACTGCGGATATTAGATATTTACCGCTCAGCATTGGATCGTAAATGTCGTCTTTTGATGTCTTATTGTCGAATTGGCGTAGCGCATTAATGTCAACCTTTACAGTACGTCCAACCGTGTAATCAGTACGTCCAAACACAGTGATCTCAATACGGTGTTGCTGCATCTGATTGATAATTCCAATACGTTGCTGTTTCACTTTGTAATCAGATACTTCAGTCGTATTGTCGTACAGCTTCATGTGGTGTGCTTGATTGAGCATCACGGTACTATTTGTACCCTTAAAGGATCCGCTAATCAGCTTCTCCGTGTAGAACTTGTTTGGATTTGCACGTGCACGAGTATCATCATTTGCAGTGTATGTTGTATCAGTAAACTTCTTTGTCACTGTATCGTAAGAAAACATACGAGTGCTTAGAGCACCGTTTGCCTTGTCCTTGATGTAATCGTAAAGTGCTGGAATGCGAACTAGCAATATGTTACGGTAATCATTAGCTAAATCTTTAAACACATCACCGGAGTTCATTCCGTCTGTAGCGATAGACGACAAACTGTTATCAGTCGTAAAGTACAATTTTGGTTCTTCATTGCTCATTTTAGCTAATGATTTGAAATTAAATCCCTTACGGTTCTCGAAGAATATCATACTTGGAGTATTGTCTTCGGAGCATACAGCTAAATCAGCATTATAAGAAAAGTTCTTAATCGGACTCCAATAGTTGGAAGTGTATGTTATATCGCTAGTAGTTGAATCGATATTGAACGGTACGCTAGTAGATATGTCATCCGTTAGAATCTTCTTGATATTGTCTTCTGCCTTACCGCGGAATGTACGACTCAAGTTCATCCCAGATTCAATCAGGCTTTCTAAAGCGACAAAGTGATACACGTATGTTTGTGCTCGCTCGCCAGTCTTTTGTTGATCAGATAAGCGATAGATGTGAAACAAACGATTAATTTCCTGCTCTTTGTTAATCGTTGGTGTCTTAATTACTAAACGAAGCAAATCAGTACCGGAATCACCAAACAAAGCAGGTAAATCCACTGTATCTGACATAACCAAGTTACCGCTCATGAATGGGCTAAATAAGTCCTCATAGATAGTAATCAAACTAACTTGATCGCGAATGTCAACAGCAAGCCCACCGTTTGGCTGTAATATATCAATAGCAATTAAAGAGTATTGCCCTGCATAGACTAGTGAATCGCTCATTTAGTGAAAGCCTCATCTAAATCTTTAATAAAAATACCGATTAGGTTTGGTAACACGATACGAATTCGACGTTTAGTATCATTCAATGTACGTTCGTAATCCGTATTGGTAATTGGTGTAAGAATACTATCCACTGGATTAAGCGGAGCATCCACAATCTTACCGCTTGGATCAACCCAATGTTGACGTCCATACAGCAAGTGGATATCATTCTCATGTCCTTCACCGTATTTCATAGTGATATACTCGTCCAATTTGTTTTGTGGCATTGGCCAATCATCCAAGTAATTGTACTTTTCGTTAACCAACATCAAAATCCAGTGTAATTCTGGATTACCATACAAACGCTCCGCGATAACTTCTGGAGTGTCCATATCATTGATGTCATAGTCACCGTAATACAATGTATTCTCAAGAATGCGTTTTACTGGGCGGACGTTAGCAGTTATATCCGTGACAGCACGAACACCCAGCTTGTCGCCAATCTGGAAGGCATACTGTAACTTCTTGAATTTGCTGAAATACATTTATGCTCCTGAACGCATGCTTGGGCTAGTTTCTTTACTTGGGGTACCAAGTTCCTTGAATCGTAATGTCACACTGATGTGTGTCGGCATACCATTGTCAAACGTTGAGTACTGACCGTTTGGTGTATAGTTGATAGTCATATTAGTTAGCACCGCGGTGATATGGTGTTCCAGATACTTATTTTCTTCAACACCATGGTAATAACGAATCTCAAACTCCGATGGATAGATGTAGATGAATTTTCCAGAATCCAAAAACTCCGGCAACATATGATGGCGGAATGTACGGATAATCTCTAATACGTTACCAGCTTCTGATTCAGTTTTCGGAGCGAACTTGTAATCGAACGTAAACTCACCAAAATCAACGGAGCGGAACAATAATTGCGCCTTGCTATTTCCCGGTGTCAATCCAGCGGCTTTTTGGGCGTACTTTTGTCCGCCCAGTACCTTGGATGCTAATCCACCCAATGCGTTTTCTTTGATTTCTTCTGTCCCATCTTCTCGTGTACTTTTGTTGAATAGCTTAACACCACCCAACAGTATTCCGGACCATATTTCACCAGTAACCATGGAATCGCCATCCTCCATGTTCCAATCGACACTATACGCCTTTGTAAGTGATTCCGGAACATACAGAGAAATGGCACGCGATAAACGACGCTTTGGCTTAGTTATATTCAGCTCTTCATCCAATTGAGTTGCATTTTTCTTCAATTCGTCGCCGGATGATGTTATGTAACGATATGGCTCAAGCTCAATGGTTGGGAAAGAATCTTGAGTACCACCTTTTGCAATTTTGCCAGCACCTTGCACGTTGATATAAAACAATACTCGGTTCTTACCGTATTCATCGGAATTGCCGGATAGTGTTTCTGGATATTGAAGTGATTTAACACTATAATCGGAACTATCGGGATCTTCAACGACAAAATTGCTAGTAGAGTCAGCTGGTCTACTCTGTTCTTGTTTTGTTTCGTATTGAATGCCCATGTTAAATACCCTTATTATTTCAATATTTATATGGCTCGCAAATATCATCAAGGTACTTTTACACCCAAGAACCCAAGAAAATATGTGGGTAAAGTAGGTGACATCTATTATCGTAGTTCATGGGAACTCAAGTTCATGAAATGGGCTGACGCCAATCCGTCTGTTGAATACTGGAATAGTGAAGAGATTGTAATCCCATACATGTCGCCAGTGGATAACCGGATGCATCGCTACTTTACGGATTTCGCTATCCAAGTGATAAAGAAGGATGGAACTAAGAAGAAATACATAGTAGAAATTAAGCCGGAAGCGCAGACTCTACCACCAAAGAAGGGGAAGCGAAGCACCGATAAATACATAAACGAGTTATCAACCTACGCAGTTAACAAAAGTAAATGGTCTGCTGCTGATAATTTTTGTAAGAAAAACGGGTTGGAGTTTATCGTATTAACAGAGAAGCACCTATTCTAATGGCAACAAGCAGCGTTCTATTAAACAACCGTATCAATCTCGAGGACGTTAAGAAGTCTAAGAAATGGTTTGATTCGCAAGTAGCGTCTATGAAGCATTCTAATATTACTGCACGCCAGCTAATGAATGACAAGTCGCTAAAGAAGTCCCTAAAGATTCAACCCGGCTGCCTGTATTACTATTACTACGATCCAAAGCTAAAAGATACGCTTCCATACTATGACACGTTCCCAATGGTGTTCCCATTCGCTGCTGTCAAGGATGGATTCCTTGGACTAAACTTGCATTACTTGGGATATCCAGAGCGTATGGCATTGTTCAAGAAGCTAATGAGTATCAACGGTGCGACTATTCATCCAGATATGAAGCTCAAGTACTCATGGGCAACAGTTAGCGCATTTAGCAGCATCAAAGGAATCGATCACTGTATCAAGCATTACTTGTATGATCATTTGCGTTCGCCGTTGATGAAAGTAAAACCCGAGGACTGGACTACAGCGATGATGCTGCCGGTTGAGAAGTTTGTCGGAGCACGTAAAGAATACGTGTGGAATCAATCGAGGAAAATGTAATGTTATTTAAAGAATTCTTATCAAGAGTACGCAGTGAGGGTCTTGCAACTGGGGCGCACTTCTCAATCACATTGCCTAGTGATTACGGCAACGATATTGACTTGCTTGTTGAGCAAGCAAATCTACCCGGCTTGACTATCATGACGACGGAAGTCCGCACCTTCGGCGAAATTACTGAAAGCGCATACGGAATCACATATCCACCAATTCAACTCAGCATCCTGATGAGTAACACTGGGTCTGCGTTCACGTACTTTTCTGATTGGACAAATAAAGTGTTCGACCGCGAGTCACGCACTAGCGGTTACTATGGTAATTATACTAAAGATGTGACTCTGTGTATGTTGTCCCGCAATGATGACATCATCAAATCAGTTACTCTACATGAGTGCTTCCCAAAGATGATCAGTGATATTCAATTTGATAGTACAAATCACGATGTGGTACGTTTGAATGTTACTCTAAACTACAAATATTGGATTGAAGATAAAGTTACTCCAATCAAATTAAAAGCACTTGACATCAACAAACGATTTGAGTTTGAGAACGCCGAACTTAATAAATGGCGCGAAGCACCACACGGTGTGGATGCTTACGAAAATGCTCTACGTGATTGGGGTAATCCACATGATATTGGACCGGAACTAAGTCAGTTTGGTGGCGATATGAGCGGTAGCTTGTCACGTAGCATTGGTTCATGTACTCGTGGACTATCCGATAAGTCGGGTAATCCGCTGTCCATATTTGGACTAGATGGGGAAGATACTGCTGGAGATTTCAAGTCTACACTGAATAACTTGACCAGCAATTTTGTTACTTTCGGATCCGGACTAAGCGATCTGGGTAAGGGTCTTAATCAAATTACAGCACCAGTCAGCGCAATTGCTGGTTCAGTAGCTGGAATGTCCGGTACTCTTGGTGCTCTGGATTCCACTCTAAACGCTCTGGGATTGGGGACACCATTCTCGAATGTACGGGCGAACTTGAACAAGACTGCTGCTGGTCTTGGAACTGTCGCTGGACTAAAGGGTTTGCCGGGACATATTAACTCAGTTGGTGCCAACATGGGTGCGATGGGTGGTACGTTTCAACAAGTTTCAAAGAGCATGAGCACTGCATCTAATGCGCCAGATAGTTTTACATCCGCTCTAAATAAGTTGGGTATTAACTTAGAACGCCAAGGATCAAATGTGTCCAACGGTTCAAGTAATCTTGATAGTTATGCTGATATTAATGGATTCATATAATGACTGATAAAATTTCTGATGTGTTTGAAATTGAACATAGACCGTCAACGGAGTTAGCTCCTGTCGTAATCACAAACACAAAGGTACAAGACGATGCGGATTTCGCTCGAGCGAACCTACGTTCACTGATTGATACTGCAAGTAAAGCATTACAACACGCATTGGATGTTGCTGTACAATCCGAAAGCCCAAGAGCATATGAAGTGTTAGCAACGTTCATTAACGCATCTGCGGATTTGAATACGAAACTAATTGACGTCCACCAACGTGAGTCAAAGCTATCAACTCCAGAATCAGCACCCGCTGGTGAAGTGAAGAATGTAACAAATAATGTGGTGTTCACTGGAACAACCCAAGAATTGAATGATCTAATTATGCAAAGACTGGAACCGGCAAGTTCGCGAGTACTAAATATTTAGTTGATTTGAGTTTTGAAAGGAATTGATTATGCGTTTAACAGACATTGACACATCCGTATATTACGAAGATACGCTACCATCTACGGGTAAGGCAGTAAAGTACCGCCCGTTCACAATCAAGGAAGAGAAAGCTCTTTTGACTGCTCAACAGTCCGAAGATGCTAACACAATGTTAGCTACTCTGGAATCCGTTGTACAGAATTGTGTACAGAATTGTCCGGAGCTGACTACATTCGACGTTGAGTATTTGTTTATTCGTATCCGCGCCAAGAGCGTTGGTGAAGAATCGAATGTGGTTGTCGCGTGTCAGCACTGCGATGCGAAAAATACTGTTACAGTTGACCTAACAAAGGTGCAGCTAAGTTCCAAGCCAGCGGATAAGAAGCTAAAGATTAGTGACAAGATGGTCATTGTGATGAAATACCCATCCATCAATGACGTTAAGAAATTGACTGAATGCAAGCCTGAAGATCAAGTAACAACTGCTATTGCAATCTCAATTGAGACCATTTACTTTGGTGATAATGTATTCCATACCAAGGATAGTGATATTGAAGAGGTTGTTGACTTCATCTTGAACCGTACTGACGATGAAATGAAACCGCTTATTGAGTTTGTTGAGAACATTCCAACCGTTAGCTTAGATGTGGAATTTGAGTGCCGACAATGTATGAAGCCAAATACAAGAAAGATTAGTTCTTTAACTGATTTTTTTTAATTTGCCTCGCACACGAAACACTCACGAATCACTATAAAGTCAACTTTGAATTGATGCAGACTCACAAGTACAATATAAAAGATTTGGACAGCATGCTACCGTACGAACGTGAAATCTATATCATGATGCTTAACAAAATGATTCAAGAGAAAAACGACGCTGCGAGGCAATAATGGACGACAAGCAAAAACAAGACGCTAAACAATTAAAGCAAACAGAGAAGCTAACCAAAGCGGTTATGGATCTGACTAAGCGATACAAGACTAACGAAGAACTCGCTAAGAAGGTTGGACTGTTTGGTGGTAAAGGTATCCTAGGTTCTGCAAAAGAAGGCATAAAGAACAAACTTAGCGACACGTTCTCGCTGAAGAACCTGGGCTCTCTGATGGGACTTGGTAGTGGAACTATGATTGGTTCACTACTTGAATCTCGCCATGAGAACAAGAAGGAAGCAGTATTAGCTAAGAAAGCTGAAACTGAAAAGGCAAAGCAATTTGCCGAGAACCATGCCAAGTACAACCCCGAAGGACAAGCACTAGCTGAACAAAGTCAAGAAGCTGCAATTGCTCACGGTGTAAAACTGTACACTGAGCAACGTGACTTGATGATTGAGATCCTAAAGGTCAAAGAAGAGATCAAACAGGCTGACGAAACTGGACATGGAGATGCAGCGCGTGCACGATTAAATCCAGGTCTAAAAGCAATGCAGGATCACCACGCTGCTATTTCGACTGGTGGTGTTAAGCCAGCTAAAGCAAAGAAAGAATCTCTAGCACAACCAGAAGAATCGGGTACCAAGGTTGCACCTTTAGCACAACCAGAAGAAGATCCGTTAGTTACTCTACGTGAAGCTCTCCTAACTAAAGGCGATGTTGTTAATCGCTCTATTACTCAGCTTGAGACAGATAACGGTAAGCCAATGTCCGCTGAAGAGAAAGAGCAATTAGCTGGCGGTATCCGTGGCGGAATGGATGAAGAGCTACTAAAACTGAACAAGGAACAACTTGAAGCTCTGAAGAAACTTGTTAAGAACAGTGAACAAACTGAAGAGGACAAACTAGAAGCTAAGAAGAAAGATCCTATACTCAGTATTGATAAGGTAGTCAAAACTGAAGATAAGAAAGGTGGGTTGTTTTCTTTCCTATCCAGCCTTGGACCACTGTTTAAAGGTCTCACATCGGGGTTAGGTGGATTGTTAAAACTAATTCCTGGTGTGTCTACAATTCTGAGACTCGTGACTATGATTGGACCACTCTTATCATTTCTAGCAAGCCCACCAGTATTGTTAGCATTAGCTGGTATTGCAGCCGCCGCTGGTTTGCTGTCTATGTTAAGCAAAGAAAAAACTAAAGAAAGTAACGGATCAGTTGAGCGTTTTGGTGAAACTAGCACAATGGCTGGTGCTTTGTCAGCCGGTACATCCGGAGCAGAAGCCGCATCAATTATGAATGCTGATGAAGCAGCAACTGAAGAAACTGGAATGACTCGCGAAGAAAGAAACGCAGCTGATCAAAAGAAATTAATAAGAGCTCCGTGGTATACTCGTATGTATGGCATCGGTGAGTCTGAGTATTTGAAGAAAATGGAAACTAATTCTTCAAATCAATCTACCCTGTCTAAAGTAGAAAAGACTCAACGCGAAGTGACTGCATCCCGTTTAGAAGAAACTGTAAAGCACGAGCAGAGAATTGATGAGATGAAAAAAGCCGCAGTTTCCGAAAAACCTGCGGCTCCTACGATCGTCAACAATGTGTCAAACAATACGACTAGCGGTAAAAGTATGGTACTTGCACCACCAGTTCGTAACTTTGAGCCATCTTACAATAGCCGCCTAAAGACGGCATTTGTTTAATTACTCAGAAATAGATCTGAAGTAATCTTCCATATCATCATCTTTACCACCCGATGTTTCAGCGACTGGAGCTGGCTTTGCCTTTAGTGGTTTAGCTGGCTTTTCCTTTGCTGCTGGAGCTGGAGTGCTTGGCTCATCATCTTCGTCATGATGTGATGCTGGTGCAACACCACCGCCAGACACAATTCCCTTAAACTTCTTTTCCAGTTCGTCAAACGACTTGAAGTTCTTTGGATCCAACAAATCCTTCAAAGGCTTTTGTTGCTTAACGATCTCGAGAATTTCTTCATCGGTTTCAGCTACTGGTCCAGACTCAGTGAACACGCTCTGGTCGTAGTTTGGGTAACCTTCAACTTGACGAATACGCAACTTGAAATTAGCACCTCCCCACAAGTCAAACACGTTGATTGGAGTATCTTCTTCAAACTCTGGCTGAACCTTTTCCATAATCTTATCGAAAATTTTCTTACCAAACTTGAACTTCAATACCTTACCTTCGTTTTCGCGATTACCTGGATCGGATACCACGTAGACGTTTGCGTAGTAGTTTGTCTTACGCTTACGTTCACGAACGATCTTCTTGTTATCATCCGTACCTGTTTCCCACAATACCTTGTTAGCAGTGTTAACTGGATCGTCTTGACCAATGGTCGACAAACAGTTCTCGATGTACCAACGTCCTGTAGGTCCCTTGAAGGCATGAGTGTAAACAAGTGCCCATGGAAGCTCATCTCCCTGCGCCGCCGGCAAGAAACGGATTACAGCAGAACCGTTACCAGCTTTGTCGCGGCTTGGCTTCCAGTATTCTGTTTCATCTTCTTTGGAGTAGCCACTATCAGTGGACTTAGTGAGAGCTTTGGTAATATTTGAAAAATCCAAGCTTCTTGATTTTTTGAGATCACTTAATGATAATGACATATATTAACTTTCTATTAAATGGCATTGCGCCTGTTTATGATGTTGCTCCTAAGAGCTCTTTTATTACCTTTCGGTAATATATTTAGTGTAACATAGTTTTAAGAAACACTAAATAATATTGTAGATCGCGATGTGACTAGCATCCACCTACTTTAGACTATCAACGATTAAGGAGAATTATGTCCAACATTTCTATTTATAAACCAACATGGCTTTATATTAAACGTCACGCAATAACCGGCATGCTTTATTTTGGTAAAACTACTAGAAACGGTTCAAAGTTTTCTTCATATTTAGGTTCTGGGACATACTGGAAAAAGCATATCAACAAACACGGTAAGCAATTTGTTGAAACAATTTGGTTTTGTCTTTATACCGATCAAGACGAATTAACTAATGCAGCTATTTCTATGTCTAAAATTTTAGAATTAGGACATAATTCTCTATGGGCAAACAATAAATTTGAAAATGGATTAGACGGAGGTAGTATAAAAGGTTCTATTTCAGTCCATACTAGAAAACTAATGTCTGACATAAAATCAGACTTAAAACATATAGAAATTGCAAAAGCTAATTTGAAAATAGCAATAAAAGCAAACACTGGAAATAAAAGATCTTTGGAAACTAGACAAAAACAATCTATGTCGGGAAGAGGTTTAAAGAAGCCTAGTCTATCAAATAATCATAAAGATTCTATCAAAGCATTTATGATTGGATCTAAAGTGTACAATAATGGTATAATTGCTAAAAGATTTAGCGTTTGCGACGATATTCCTGTCGGATGGGTTCCGGGTTATCTTCCAAAAAGATAAACTTCTCAGATTCAAGAGCTCGAAATCGCTTTTCCCGTAAAATATTTTTCTGAGCAACTTTGGCCTTTCGGTCAGCTTTGTCTTCATACTTCTTATACGGCTTCACAGTTTATCTCCAATTGTGAACATACGTTGTCCTTGTCAAATTTAACGAACCTATCTAACTTCACTATTGTACGAGACAGACGATCAAAACCAAAATAATCCCCATGAATGAAGTTCTTCAGGTTATTGAGCGCTGCCGCACTTTCAATATGAACCGTTCCACCGGCAACCATGCGGAAGATTGGTGGCTCAGTTCCCATAATAATCTTTTCGATATCCAAGTCAGCTAAATCATCAATAATAATCTGTGACATGGAGATCTTGTTCCGTTGCCAACGCTTATGATTCTCATCCGCAATCATCACGTCGTAAATTGCACTCGCATCTGAATATGCGTATTGTGCTACCAAATAGTTAACCACTTCCGGATACGTCTTAAACCGTTCAGCCAAGCGAAAGATAACTTTCTTCCGCGCTGAGTTACGATTAAGAGTTTCTGTATTAGCATTCTTTACCCGACCACCACTATCGAACAAGTCGTAACTAGAGGTAAAGTGTAATTTGATTGCTAGATACAGTTTAAGACATCTTACAGGATCAAGCATCTTCGCCGTCAAACATTCCAGTTGAGCTATGTGGCATTAGTCCCGCTTCTTTCATTTCCAGAGCGATACGGTCCTTCAAGTTCTTGCTAATCAGCTTGGTGATAGATTCGATATCGATATCACGTTCCTCACAGTAATCGAGGATTGTAGCTGTCAGAGTTTCATGAGTCTTGTTTGCTGTATTGATGATGAATACGCTAAACTCGTTAGCTGATCGGAACAAGATCTTGTCTGTAACAGCAACATCCATGACATCGTTATCGAGTGTGAAAAATTTGTTCATTGATGTAATCTTTTAAAATTTGTTTTGCGTATTTTACGGGGACGTCGTATTTGTATGTGAACGTAGCATGAAGGGTACAATTGTCGTCAGCAGTTAATAGCTGACCTACCGTAGAAGGATCATCCTTAAACGTTCTCCGTAGAGCTTCTTCATGTGTGAACCTCTGTATTTCAATCATACTTTATACGCCTCAGCGATGCGGACAATACGTTTAACAGCAGCGTATTGACTACATTTATGGTTGTAATAGCGATAGATTGGATTAGATGTATCAAGGTCAGTTGCCTCAATACCCTTAACACCATGGCAATGGTCAGTTAGAAACTTGTTCATCTCCCAATCGTAACGTTCAAGAATTGGCTCCATTGATTTGATGATCTCATCCAGCTTCGCGTTATTACCGCGATTGTTGAGTACTTCTTGGTCCAGTTTTTGGATTGTTTGTAAGTTCATAGATTCATTGTAACACAATTCTCAGATTAAATCAAATAATTACTGTCCGCGACCTTTAATAACAACCGAGTCATTTTTCAACATTTCTGTTAGAATGACAATAACAAAAATAGCATTAAGTAATGGAATAAATGCGGCGAGCCAGAGAACTATATCACTAGATTTGATTGGTTTACCGTTCCACCATTCCATAGCAAGGAATATGGAAAAGCCAATCAGGATGAACAAGAGAGGAACAAAGTAGAGTGTGTAGATCATTTGCGTGCCTTGATAATTACTGTTTGGAGTGAAGCAAATAAGAATTACTCACTATCTTAAAGGAATGCTTACCGTCTAGAGACTTATACACATCTCCTTCCCGCGCGACCTTTGCTAGATGAGATTGACTATCAGCCATTGCGATAAGAGTTGGCATGTCTTCAGTTAGTTCGTAGTCAATGTAATCAACAGGAACGTGATCAATGCTCAGATTTTGGCAGAACTGACGACGTAGCAGCGGCGGGTAGTAAGAACAGTTATTGATGTCCACGATCTTGTAGACACGGAATTGATGTTCAGTTAGTCCGTAGATGTTACCTTCAACGCCCGGTCCAATCAGTTCGCCTTGTAAAGCAATATCAATACCCAAAGGCATCAGTTTTTCTTCTAGCTTCTCGCGGATAGCGACCTTCCAGAATGTATTGTCCTCATTGCGTTCCAGATCTAAATTGCGAGAGCAGACACCAAACTCACCGTCCATCGTGTAGACAGTCATTGATGAGCCTTCCAGCTTCTCAGTCTTTTCCCAACGGTGTTCACGGAACATAGAGTTCAGTTCACGCGCAAGGTTCTGGATACGTTCTTCATCAGTCTTTGGGATACGGCTTGGGTAGTTTCCACGTGCTACACCTTGTAGTTCAGCTGACAGCGGTTTTTCGTACTTCTGGATTCCCAGACGTTCTGTTACATCATGTCCTTCAAACTGTCCCCAGTCACCAAGGTAATTACCAGATTCAGTTTTCACTGCTAGTACAGATAGTGGTAGAATCAGACCCTGAGATACAGTGCCACGGAGTTTAATAGAGCGAAGCTTCTCGCCCTCGACTCCGTTGAACACCTTTGGAACATGTCCTGGCTTTGTCAAGAATGCCGCAACTGAAGTTGGCATCCAAGAATCAATCTCACAGTAAACAACCAAGTCACCTTCTTTAAATTCATTAGCAATAGCCGTAACTAGTTGCCAGCCCCCAACGGTTGCTTTGACAATCTTGTCAGCACCTTCAATTGGTTCAATTTTGTCAATGCGACGAATCGTCGCCATTTTACGTTCTACATCACTCATTATAATTCTCTTTATTTTTCAACATCAACTCTAGATCTAATATCACTTGTGCTGCTTCTTCAAGAAGGTCGGCAATACGATCACGCTGACCTTCTTGAACAGATTTTCGTCCTGGTATTTGTCTACGGATCCGCGCACGTTCTTGCAAACGAAATACGATATCATTCATGTATTTCGTATCTGAGAGCCAAATGATCCCATTGGTTCTGGATCAAGGTTTTATGAAACGGGTTACTCATATCCAATGGAAGTGCAAGTTGTTTCATACACTCGAGAACTGTCTCTTTGACTAAGTGTTCAGTGTACTCTTCAAGATTCAAATCAGTAAATGTATAACTAAAATGTTTATCGAGTGTACGTTCAGACAACGAGCGAATCCGCCCGTCGCTGATTAATTTAGTATTGATCGTCGGCATAGTCTAGTCTTCGCTCCCACCAGTTTCAATGTCGACATATCCGAACGTGATAGTTCCATTACATTCACTTGTTTGAAAGTCTTGTGGGAAGGTAAGAATCTGCCCACACCGCGTAAAATTGTCTGGATGTGTTAAGTCAAGATCAGACAACAAGATGCAGCCAATCAACCCAGCGTCAACGCTGTACTGGCGACATTCGCCGTCAGTGTAGGTCCCATCACCGTAAGCTGTACCGTATGAAGCAAATTTGCGCCCATCTTTGAGAGTGAACTCACCATCGATGCATCGATTACCTTCAATTGTAATATCACAGAACTCGTCCCAATCTTCGTGCATAACGTAGCACAAGTCACCAACGTAGTATGTCCCAGCCTTCATCATACAATCACCTTGAAGGCAATAAGAGTCAGCAAAATAGCAGACATTGTCGGGAAGAATTTAAATACAATTCCACTTAGAAGGTTATTTGTTCGTGTCACAGTACCCAGAATGAGTAGCAATACAGCAATAACCAGCAAAATAATTTGTACAATAGTCATAATTTAACCTAAAATTACGCCGATGGATTCAGCGTATTCTTCAAACAGATAACCGTCTTCCATTGCAAGTGTAAGATCGTCGCCGTCTTCCATTTCAAGAGCATCAATCTTACAGATAACGCGTGCGCTGAGGTCGCCATGTTCCATAATGTAATTTGCGTATCCATTAGAATACTTCATATCTTCCATTTCTGACAATGTAACTTCTCGCATCTTCTATCCTTTGTTGCTATGTCATTATTATAACACAGAAACGAATAAAAGTGAACTATCCCTCAATAGCAAGTTTGATAGGGTCAGTCATTACATGCTCCTGATTTTTGCTTAAGTCTCCAGTTATCAATGAACCCAAGATTCTTCCCACACTTATGACAGATGGCATCACAAGCCTGAGTTTCCCCAACGCTTCCGTCATGCTTACATCGAGCTTGCTTTATCCAGACAGGAACCCATAAGGCAAAAAGCAAAATGAGAAAAATGGCGGCAAGTGCAACGCTGATAACGTCACCAATAGTCCATACAAGCAATGTCATCCAACCCTCCGTTCATTAGCTGTGGAAAAACTCTGCGATTTTGGCTTGTAGTTGTGGGTCATAGCTTTCCCTTCAAATCCTTGTAGGTCTCGGCATCAATTTCAATTGCAAAAGTCAACTTTGCATCAGTATCCGGATAATCCATAATCAGCTCCAAAAGGAATTTAGCTGGATGCTTATCAGTTACGTCGTTGGTGCAAACAAAATCCGATCTTTCCGGTGATCTTTGCCCGTAGTAAATCAGCCAATATTTCTTGTTCATATTAATCTCCTGTCTTTGGTTGTGCGCTTACTGCGAGGATCTCGGATCGTATTGTTTTGACTAATAGTCCGCATGAATACGTGTCGTCGTGACGCTTGTCGCAGATTACCGCAAGCGCAGCCAGCTTGGCCTTGTACTGATGTGAAGTGCAGTGCCCTGCGCTGAAGTCAGCGCACTTCGCTTCCAGTTCCTTCACACGGTCTGCCTGTGCTGTGGCCTGATAGCCCGCAAGTCGCTCGTACTTTTCGCCAGTGGTGTGCCCATCCCACTCGCCTTGATACTCTGGCAAGTGGTCGAACAGGTGCGCTTGGCTGTCGTGGTAGTGCCAGCTTGCTTGTCCTGTCGGTAGGTCAATGTAGACGCAGCTGCGCCAGTCCTCCGTCCAGCCTTCGATAGCAGTCTTTTTCTTGCCAGCAGG